GTGGACGGTTTGAAAGTCGCTAACTATGTTGTTCGGCATGTGGCGCAAAAGCGTGCCAACGCGATCAAACGGGAAAGAGGCGTTATGGGGTTTTCTGCATCAGATTTTAACCAGGAGGCTGGAAACCATCTTTCACGCCTCGGCTACACCTTTCACGACGCTGAAGACAGGCTTCCCGCCGGCATCACTTTGCCAGTGGTGGAGGGTGAGGGAAGTTATTGGATTCAGCGGGTCAAGGGCGATCTGCCCCGGGTGTCTTCGGACATTTTCCCGGATGAATACGGCGCCCAGCTGGACGCATTCATTGATGCCGCTAGCGTAACCGCTCAACAGAAGGCTGCAGCGACGCTCGGCGTGTTCCTCGACACCCACCTGACCGATCTCGGATTTCAGTTTCATCAAGGTGGAAAAGGCGATGGGGAAAATCGCGGCCTCTGGTGGTTCAGTCACGCGAGACCAAATGGCCGCGGCGATCCGATCGTCGGCGAAAGCCATAAGACCAAGTTCGAAGCGCAGCAAGAGGCGCTTCGCCATGCCACCGAGCGGTTCAACGAAATCATTGACTAAAGGAGACGTCGCCATGGCAACGCTCGCACGAACGATACCAAAAGAGTTCATCCCGCCGGAAGGCGAGGATTTTATGCAGGGCATGGCTCGCGAGGAAGCGGCGCTTGCTGCGCTGATGGCCGTCTCCGACGCTCTACCCGATGGTGATGTTGTCGGAGGAATCTTGTCATTTCCGATGGGCGATGGCATGGCGTTTTACCGGGTTGCCAAAGCGAAGCCATTGACCCTCGAACACATCCCTGCTGGTGACCAGTGGTCATTGCCTACGGCACACCTTAAAGGGATCCGCATGGCGGATGTGGTTGAGCAGCTTCGCCGGCGCAAGGCCTTCAAGACGATCTGGGCGCAAGCGGCGACCAGACAGGCGGCCATTTGATGGGCCAATTAGCTCTACGTCAGATCGGTCGCGGTCCAGCGGCGTGGCGGCGAGACGCCAAACGTCAATGCCCTGAATGCGCCGGCCGCGGCGCGGTTATACCGTCGCCATCGCTTCCCAACAGCTACCCAAGCCAATGTCAGTCCTGTATGGGCCTGGGTTGGGTCACCCAACTATCGACGGACCCCGTCGAAGCAATAGCAGCATGAATATCACAACCGAGGAATAGCCATGCCCAGTCTTCAATATGACCCAAGTGACGAAAAGCCATCGTCGGACATCGACCTGTTAGAAAAGCGCGAGCTGCTCGGTGCGATCTTCGAGCGTGCGAACCTGACAACGCAGCAGATGCAGACCCTGAACATGCGATTCACGAGGGAAATGTCATCCAAGCAGGTGGGGGAGGCGATGGGAGTCTCGCGCGGGATGGTCTATTTTCTCGAACAAGCTGCCATCAAGAGGTTGCGGGCTGCCGCGGCCGAGATGCTCTTGGAAGACGAGGATCCAGAGATCGTCGGGTATCTGAAGGCCATCGAACGGCGCGGCGAGGAGTCGGCATCTCTAGTAGCTTAGCTTTAGAATCTGATCTCAGTGCAGTGAAAGGCAAAGATGAATACGTTATCAAGAATTTTTGATGTCGCTCGCCCGCGAATGGATCGTGCGGCCCGACGGTTGGCGCGGTCGATGTCCGGTGCAAGCGAGAGCGCGCTGGAAAAATACAGTCGAGCGCTTGGTCGGGTGCGAGCTATCACCTACGTCAGCATCGTCGTCGACATCCTGGTCGCGGTGTTCTTTGCCGGCGAGCAGCTGGCCCGTCAGTCATATCTCTACTCGCCAGCGGCGCTTTGGGCTACCCCAGGAATGAGGATCGTCTGCGGCCTGGGCCTGCTTTCGGCGGCGCTGTGCTTTGGCGTGACATACTGGGAGCGACAGATTTACTGGATGGCACCGGTTGCTGAACGAACCCGCCAGGGTCTATTGGCGATCGACTACGCGACGCACAATTCAGATGCCGGCGCATGGTACGCAAAGGTCCGTGCCAACGATCGCGCTCTCAGGCGTTTTGATGTTGAAGTCATGCGCTGTCTGAGCGAAACGGAATACCAGGTAGATCCCAAGCCCTCGATAACGGGAGGTTCAATTGAAAAGCGAGTGGCGGCGCACTAGTACAAAAGGTGAAAGCGCATGAGTCTGCGAGATCAGCTTTTGCAGAAGGTTGAGGGATCGGTAGATCGAGGCATGGTGGCGCTGGCCAATCTCGATGATCGACGCCTAGATCGTCAAGCTCTGATCTACCGAACTCTGATGCGTCTTTCCATGGCGCTGGTCCTGGTTGACGTCGTGGGGCTGCAGTTCGCGCCGATGTCACAAGGCCTCGGAGTGTTTCGGGTCGTTTTTCTGCTTGCGCTGATTCTGCTCACGAGTCCGCTGCCTTTCGTGGCCGACCTCGTTGCGCCGGCAATGTGCCTTGGGAAGGCACGGCCAAAGCTTTGGTTGGTTGAGGCAGTGTGCGACTACGACGATGTGCATGAGTGGTTCTTTAACGTCGCTTTGGTTGAAAGAACGGTGATCCGCGAGTTCGATCTCTGCATCATGCGAGCGCTTGCCGCCAGGCGGCAAACTGAGGCGGAGAGATCTCAAGCGTGGGCCGAAGCCGAGCATCGCGGCCGGATGCTCGGAGTAATCAGTCAGAGCATGGTTCGGGCAGTGCGCGGACGTCCCAGTTTGACGCTTATCGACGGCGGACGGTAAAGCTAAATGGCCTCCATTCATAACGGCCACGTGTTGGCTTTCCTCCAGCATGCCGCCAACCTGGCGCGCCGCCGCGGTGATCCGTTAACGGCGTCGATCATGGATGATCTCTATGAAGCCGAATGGGATGTCGATATGCACGTCTTCCTGGTTCAGTTCGAGCCACCGAAGAACGCCCAGGGCCTCGTTCTGCTCCACTAGCCTGTGGCACCATGCTGGGAAGGTGTCACTCAAGGCCATGTATCGCTGACTTCTAACGGGCTGCCCGTGGGCAACCCGCTAGCTCTGCGACCAAGACAGCCCGGTATCGCTTCTACACCAGCGCTGTGTCTTCCTTCCAAAGCGGGTACCGCCTAAAAAGTTCACGCTCAGCTCGCGCTCGGACCGGCCGCGTACACAGGGCTGAGTGACCCATGTCGTTGTCGGGCTCGTAGAACATGGCGTGATCGATGTCAGCCTCCCAGAGGCGTTGCGAGGTGGCCTGCAGGGCAGTCCTATTGGAAACCTTCGCAACCACCAAGTTGCAGATCTCTCCTGGTGCGCAGCCACCCGCCCGGAGTTTCAGCCCCATTTCCCAGGCCGCGTGTCCGACCTGGACGATCTGCTGCTCGATCGGAATGTCCGCGCGCACCAGCACGTAGATATAACCGTCCGAGCTCGCGATCGGTGGTGCAGTCTCATGCGCCATGATGCACACCTCGAGTCTCGCGGTAGATCGCGTCGACCGCTCCAATCTCGACGGCAGCCAAGCGCCGGCTAAAGCGCGTCATGTCGAGGTGACCGAAGAGCTTGCGGTAAGGCTGATCGACGGGCTGCAAGGCCTCGTGTTGCCGCACCTGGAAGCGCAGCGTGGAGAGCGAGGCTTCTAGGCTCTGCCATGGCTTGTGTCCGTTCGCTAACTTGACTGGGTTCGAGATCGGCGTGAACGCCTTGGCTGGACTTCGACCGAGGGCCAGAGCATGAACCAGCATGAGCGCGGCAGTGATTGGCGGCTCAGCATCAGACGCCAAGAGTTCCGACCAGGATCGATCGAAGCGAAGCCGATCCTCTTTGTCGTGGAAACAACCAGGGTGCACACGCGCCGGCGGAAGATCGGCTGCGGTAGACGGTTGCGGGGCGGTTTGAGCGCTGCCGCTCAGGATTTGAGTATTCATGGACAACTCCGAAAAAAGTTAGTTTGGGAACTTCACGTGCAGCAAGGCGCGCGTGTCGGAGGTGCCCGGGCGTTCGAGACTAATCTACAACGTGTTCATGCGTGTCCTTAAGAATTTGGTGCCCCGTGACGGAATCGGACCGGTCGGTCTTTGAGGTTAGGCGCCTCTAAACCCTGCCAAAGACGGTGCGTATCAACACACAATATATCGGGGCAGCAGTTTCAGTGTCAAGGCGACATTTCAAATCTCTTACGATGGGGCCGGTGATCATTTGACTTAACTCGAGTCCAATCCATTACACAGGTCATTTATTAGTGTGAGAGTGTTCCTGTGGCTTCACGTAGTCAATTGGGCGCGGGTTAAGTCAAATAGTCACCGGGTGGTGCTAATCTCGAAAAAAAGGGAGGGTGTCCGAAGACCCCTCCCATAAAGCCTTCCTGAAATTCAAACGGAAGGCACCGAGGAAACTCGTTTTAAATCAAATCACTCCCAATTAAGAGCACCACCCGCCTGGTAGTCGACCACGCGAGTTTCGAAGAAATTCTTCTCTTTTTTGAGGTCGATCATCTCGGCCATCCAGGGGAATGGGTTTTCCTCCTGGTCGAAAATCGGTTCAATGCCGATTTGCTGGCAACGACGATTGGCGATGAAGCGCAGGTAGCCTTTAAACATCGAGGCATTCATGCCGAGCACGCCGCGCGGCATTGTATCTTCCGCGTAAGCGTACTCGAGGTCAACACCTTCCTTGAACAGTTCAACGATCTCAGCCTTGAACTGTTCCGTCCACAAATGTGGATTTTCCTGCTTGATCGAGTTGACCAAATCAATGCCGAAATTGCAGTGCATCGATTCGTCACGCAGGATGTACTGGTACTGCTCCGACGCACCGACCATCTTGTTCTGACGGCCCAACGCGAGAATCTGCGTAAAGCCAACGTAGAAGAACAGGCCTTCCATCAGGCATGAGAACACGATTAGAGATTTGAGCAGCGCCTGGTCGTTCTCAGGGGTACCTGTCTTGAATGCCGGGTCTGTCAGTGTCTCGATAAACGGAATCAGGAAATCATCTTTGGCGCGGATCGAGGACACTTCCTTGTAAGCGTTGAACACTTCGCTTTCGTCCATGCCGAGAGACTCGACGATGTACTGGTATGCGTGGGTGTGAATAGCTTCCTCGAACGCTTGGCGCAACAGGTACTGGCGGCACTCGGGCGCGGTGATGTGGCGATACGTGCCCAGCACGATATTGTTTGCGGCCAGCGAGTCGGCAGTGACGAAGAAGCCGAGATTGCGCTTGACGATGCGGCGCTCGTCTTCGGTCAGTCCAGTGGGGTTTTTCCAAAGAGCGATGTCGCGAGACATGTTCACTTCCTGCGGCATCCAATGATTGGCGCAGCCAGTCAGATACTTGTCCCAGGCCCACTTGTACTTGAACGGCACCAACTGATTCACGTCTGTCTGGCCGTTGATGATGCGCTTGTCTGCGGCGTTGACGCGCTCACTTGAAGCCACGGCGGCGACTGCGGCGGCAACCGGAGCGGGCTGCAGTGCTGCTGGAGTAGCCCTAGGCACGCCGGCGCTCACGCTCACAAGAGCGGGGCGCATGTCATTAGCCGCTTCGCGAATTGTCGCTACGGCTGGAGCATTCTGGAGAGCCACTGCCGGCTCGTCGTCGTCCCAAGTAAGTGACATTTTTGAATTACCTCGGTATGTAGTTATGAAGAAAGAATATCGAATATCTGGAGAACGTCCACCCGTTAAGTGCGGCGCAAATTCAACTCGGGAGAGAGGGGATCAACAGCCAGATTGCTCCGGCCGTTGATCTAGACGGATCGTCTATTGGCAAGCTGTGCATTCCTCGAAACCAACGTCCCCTGGGCGGAGCATGCAGGCCGCACCTTCTGGTTCCGGCATCGAGGCTACTGGGGCCGACGCGTGGGCTGAGACAGCGTTCAACTCACCGCCCTTGCCAGTCGACTTTTCAGCATTGGAAGCTGATAGGGTGCGAAGGTAGTAAGTTGTCTTCAGTCCGCGTAGCCATGCCAACTTGTAGGTCTCGTCGAGCTTCTTACCCGAAGCCCCCGCCATGTAGACGTTCAGAGACTGACCCTGATCGATCCACTTCTGGCGCCGTGACGCAGCCTCGATGATCCACGAGGGGCTAACCTCAAAAGCTGTTGCGTACAGTTCGCGAAGATCGGCCGGGATGCGCTCGATCTGATGCACGCTACCGTCGAAGAACTTGAGGTCGGCAACCATCACCTGATCCCACAGGCCGAGCTTCTTCAGATCCCGAACCAGGAATTCGTTGATGGTGGTGAACTCGCCCGAAAGGTTCGACTTCACATACAGGTTCTGGAAAGTCGGTTCGATGCAAGCGGACACACCGATGATGTTGGAGATCGTCGCGGTGGGCGCGATCGCCACGCAGTTGGAGTTGCGCATACCGTTGGCCTTGATCTTGGCCCGCAGCGCGTCCCAATCCATGGTGATCGATTCGTTCACCTCAAGATATCCGCCGCGCTCTTCGCGCAGGAGTGCGATAGAGTCATAGGGCAGGATGCCGCGATCCCACAAGGAGCCACGGTAGCTCGAGTACTTGCCGCGCTCTACGGCCAGGTCAGCCGAAGCCGAGTAGGCGTAGTAGCACACTGCCTCCATCGAGCGATCAGCGAAGTCAAGCGCCTCTTCTGAGGCATACGGCACACGCATAGTGTGCAGGCAGTCCTGGAAGCCCATCAGGCCAAGCCCGACCGGCCGGTGACGCAGATTCGAATCGCGGGCCTGTTTGACCGCGTAGTAGTTGATGTCGATCACGTTATCGAGCATCCGCATTGCTGTGTCGATGGTGCGTTTCAGTTTGGCCTGGTCCAAAACCGCCTTACCGTCCGCATCGGTTGTCATGTGAGCCAGGAGGTTCACTGAGCCGAGGTTGCAAACAGCGATTTCGTCAGGGCTGGTGTTGAGCGTGATTTCCGTGCACAGGTTCGACGAATGCACCACACCGACATGCTGTTGAGGGGAGCGGATGTTGGAAGGATCCTTGAACGTCAGCCATGGGTGGCCGGTCTCGAACAGCATGCTCAGCATCTTGCGCCAGAGATCCTTAGCCTGAACGACCTTGCTCGGGGAGATATCACCACGGGCAGCCTTCTCCTCGTAGGCAACATAGGCCTTCTCGAACTCGCGGCCGACCTTGTCGTGCAGATCAGGAACGGACGATGGGGAAAACAGGGTCCATGACTTGCCCTCCGTCACACGCTTCATGAACAGGTCCGGAATCCAGTTCGCGGTATTCATGTCGTGAGTGCGGCGGCGGTCATCGCCCGTGTTCTTGCGGAGCTCGAGGAATTCTTCAATATCCAGGTGCCACGTCTCGAGGTAGCAGGCGACAGCGCCCTTGCGCAAGCCGCCTTGATTGACTGCGACGGCTGTGTCGTTGACCACCTTCAGGAAAGGGATAACGCCCTGCGACTCGCCGTTGGTGCCCTTGATGTAGGAGCCCAGCGCGCGCACGGGCGTCCAGTCATTACCCAGGCCGCCGGCGTACTTGGCCAGCATCGCGTTGTCTTTGATGGCGTCGTAGATGCCAACCAGATCATCGGTCACAGTGCTGAGGTAGCACGAGGACAGCTGCGAATGACGGGTGCCGGAATTGAACAGCGTCGGGGTCGAGCTCATAAAGTCGAACGACGAAAGCAGGTTGTAGAACTCGATCGCCTTCGCTTCGCGGTCCACCTCATTCAGCGCGAGCCCCATGGCGACGCGCATCAGGAACGTCTGTGGCAGCTCGATTCGGCGGCCGGAATCGCTAAAGGAGTCACTGCGGTCGGCCAGCAGGTACCGGTCATAGATGGTCTGCATGCCAATGTAGTCGAACTGCAGGTCGCGATCAGCGACGATGGCTGCACCAAGACGTTCCAGGTCGTACTGACCAAGCCTCTCATCGAGCCGTTCGAGATCGATACCCTTGTTGATCAGCTTCGGGAAGCACTCGGCGTACACCGTGCGCATTTCGTCTTGAGATGTCTCGCGACCCAAGACTTCCTCGCGAACCGTATGCAACAGAAGGCGAGCCGTAACTTTGCTGTATGCCGGGTCCTGCTCGAGCAGGGTGCGGGCAGCCAGGACCATGGATTTGTGCATCTCCATGACGGGAACGCCGTCGTAGAGGTTCTTGAGCGTTTCAGAAAGGATCAACCCAGGATTCACAACATCACCCAGGCCGACACAAGCACCTCGAATCAGGGCATGAACCCGCTTTACGTCCAGCGGAACCTTCACCCCGTTTTCCAGGATATGAATCGTGTTTTCCAGCGGCTTGCCCTGAGCCTCGGCCGCACGGGTGCGATTACGCTCCTCGCGGTACAGCACGTAGGAGCGGGCAACGTCGTGGTGGCCGCCGCGCATGAGCGCGAGCTCGACCTGGTCCTGAATATCTTCGATGTTGATGGCGCCACCACCCGGACGGCGACGAACAACCGCCTCGGTGACCTGATCGACCAGCCCAGCCACGATCTGACGGATGCGAGCTGACTCGGAACTGCCCTCAGTGGCAAGGAACGCCTTGGTGATGGCGACTGCGATCTTTGAGGGGACGAACTGAACAACTTTGCCAGTGCGCTGGATAACTTGGAAGCCAGAAAGGTCAACTGGACCGGCGGAGAGACCGCCAACTGCGGCGGAAAGAACCTTGGTGCTATCGGGAGCGTTCATGGTATCGACTCGGTGAAAGTGGCCCTGATGGGCTCTGTGTTGGTTGATCAACGTAACCGGGGTAACTGTGATTAAGATATCTGATACACGTTCTTTCTTCAACCCGAAAATCCCTAAGTATTTGTTTCTTAGAGGCTTGACAAAAGGACGGGAAGGACGTTCAGTAGCAGGGTGAAATGCTTTTGGATGAAGTGGGGCTGTGTGCGCCGCTGCGCTGGACTGAACAAATCGTTCTAGCTGCCTATAATGATGCCGCCAACGTCCGGAGTACGAACCAGGAGATCAGAATGAGGCTTACACCGAGAAACCGGTACCGCCGGCGGCTCCGTGCGACAGGGCAGGGACACTGTTCGGTCGTCCCGGCCGGCGCGACGGTTGTCGACGTGGCTCCGGGTCACGCAAGAGTGGCGGATATCAATCCGCTTGCCAGCATGGAGGATCCTCCGGAGTTTTGGCTGGGCCCTTTCTTTGGGCGTGAGCGCAGAATCTCTTTCAATCGAACCACCGCACTCGGCGATTGCTCAGTCGAGGTTGTAGTTGTCGGTCCTCGCCGCGAAGCTTCCAGCGTGGAGTGAGCTAAGCAAATCGGCGATGCTTGTGTAGACTTGGCATAAAGTGACCGGACGCCCGAAGATGAACCTGAAAAAACGACTGCAAATCGCGTTTGTGAGTGTTGTGATGATCGCCGCTGCGCTGTGGTTCGGGGTTGCGTTGGCTGAGCCAGGCGTGGATTTCCCAGTTGCCTTTTTAATTGTCGGTATCTGCGGCCTGTTCTTGGCCTTCAGAAAAGAATCAGGTGACGGGGAGGAAAGCGATGTCTGATGCTCGACACAGGCTCGAGACGGTCACCGAACGACTGAAGGAACAAGGCGTCGTCGACGTCAAGTTCACGTTTTCGCCTGACGTTAAAGCTCATCCCTTGAGCGTGGTCACGAATGGAGTGGCGCAGTTTCTTGAGTGCGTGGTGGACGGTCGCGGGGTACCGCTCCAGCTCATCGACTCCCCAAACTCCATTCGGCCACGATAGTTCGGTGCAGCGCCGCTTCTCCCAGGACGTGCCTCTGACCAAAGTCAGATTTGTGGGCCGTGTGCCATCCGGCTTTGATTCCGCTGATCCCGAGCGCCGTGCTTTCAACGACGCGGTCGTCGCCACCGAAGTCTTGGCAGGCTTTGCGGCCGGGTTCGTGCCAATCATTGTCATGCTGGCGCCCGGCGTTGGACAGGTTGCCGCCGAGATTTCGCTCCTAGTTGCGATGGCGATCTACCTTTGGGCGTGGTCGCATTGCTTTCGAGTGATCTTAAGACGGCCCCCTCGACGGGGTGATCGCTTTTTGACGTTGTTCGCCCAGCGTGCCATGTCGCTGCGGCCGCGCTACCGCAGGTTCCGAGAGGAAGCCTGGGCGCGCCCTTGAGGGCAGCCCGGACCGGCAGATAGGATTTCCGCGCTCTAGCGCACAATCGACAGACTAGGGCCGTCACGCTTTGCGGTGTACACGCCCTTCCACTTACTGTCATCTGAATCGCGGTTCTTGATCTGAACAGCAATCGTCTGGTGAACCTTGAGCCATGCAAGGCGATCCACCGTCAGCGCCATCTTCGTCGACAGCGGCTTCCAAAAGGATTCATCCACCCGCATGATGACTTTCGTGCCCACGGAGCTGACTAAGCCGCTCGGGAATGACAAGGGGTCTTGCGCGCACGCGACCAGCGAGACGTTGTACTTGCGGCCCTCCCGGGAGATCCGATTGACGATGTTATCGTCGTCTCTGGTGGCGGTCGCGTAGCGTGAAAACTCGTCGAGGATGAAGACATCAATGACCCGACTGTCGGTTCCTCGCTGGACGGCTTCCTCGAAAAGCTCTTCGAGACGGAACATCACGAACATGCGTTGCTCCTCCACGCGCAGCGGATCCAGAATGTAGCGCCACACGCGCGCGTTGGAATTGAAAACGACGGCCTTGGGCTTGAAAATGCCAGTGCGTTCAAGACTCTCGAGGCGGTCGACGACTGAGGACAAGGTCTCCTGCGAGGAGTATTTCATCAGGTCTTCAAGTTCCTTGCCGGTCGCACTGCTCTCCACGTAGTCGGAGAGCGCCTCTACGGCCGCTTCGCCAGCCTTGACCATGGCTTCTTGCGCTGAAGAGTCGTCGAACGCGGTGCGATCGCCGCGCTTGAAGTGCTCGAGCCGGTGCTTCTGGAACTTTGCTGCCTTGCTGTGGAAGTTGGCAAGGGCCGCGACCGTCTTTGAATCCGATCCGAGGAACGCCAACTCGCGGGTCCGCCGGCCGGCCAGTACGGCGTCATGCACCGTCGGATGACGTCGGACCACAACCTTTGGAGGCCATGCTGTGACAGATCCCTTGTAGTTCTCCGGCTCGATCCACCAGCACTTGTAGTTGGAATCGTACTTGGCGCCACAGCTTTTGGCCGTGTCCTTTTCCGCAAACGGGACGTCTAGGTAGAGGCGGTCACTACCATCTGAGAGCAGTGTTTCTGAATGTTCCCGCAGCGACCATGTCGATGCATCTTTCTCATTGAAGCCGTGCATCAGATACAGGTCGGACAGAATTTTGTGCAATACGGCGACCTGGCGCGTCCCAAGCTTTGTGGACGAATTGCTATTGATGATGCTGATGAAGCCTTCAATCTTTTTTCGCGGACCACCATAGTGCGGATCGGGGCTGACTCGAAGCGGGTTGAGACCGTACTCCCCTTGCTCGGAGAATAGGATGTCGTCCGATCCGGGGATGCGCATATCGCCCTGCACGTCGAAGACATGGAACCGCAGCTGGTGACCGGGTGGCGCAGTATTCACGCAGCTGCTGATGAAGTCGTTCACGAGAACCGTCTTGCCGGCGCCAGACATTCCGGCGATCAGCATGTGCGGATTCACAACGCGGATCGAATCCCACTCGACCGGATTCGATTGTCTTCCGCCAGCGACCGCCTCATTCCCAAAGACGTGCCTCATGGCATGCTCGGCATCGGTGTGGACACTTAGCGACGCTTGAGGATACTGCGATACCCGAGGACCAGGAAGAACACACCTTGAATCATCAGTGGCCAACCGAGAAACCAAGGAAGGACGGTGCCAGTAAAGCCTATTGAGACCGTCCCAAGAAGCAAGACGCCGATCGATCGGATGCCTTCGAGTAGTTCGACCGGGCTTTGCTCTGCGGCGGGCGCCGCTTCCCCCGCGCGGGAGGGTTCTCGGCCGAAATCATTCGTCGTCGCGTTTGAATCTTGTGGCATTGGGATGTTTCCTGTCTGCCGAATTCTAGAAAGACGAAAGCGGCGAAATTAGCGTATACGATACTTCATACACGATCACAGGGCAAGCGACCGTTTCTGCCGGGTGTCGTATTTGTAGCAGGCAGGAAGCCTGAGAGGGACAGGACCTTCTCGCCCTTCGACGGCCGGTGCAGGCTGACCCCACCCTCGAGCGGCGTGCCTCGCCTCAGGCCAATGGTCGCGCCAGCGGGACGACCGTACCGCTACCAACGAAAGGACTTAGGGCGCCCAATCAGCTGTAATCTCGGCCTGAATTGGGTCCGGGCTCTCGTTGACATACATCGGAATGTCGCCGCGCGCGACGAAATCAACGGTAGCCTTCGGAGGGATGTATTTGATCGTGTCCGTCAACAGGCCACCGTTTCCTTTGACGATACTGCCGTGACCATCTTGGCCCTGATACTTGCCCCAGATTCTGTAATTGATCACCACGTTGGCTACTGCTCGCGCATTCGGATTGTAGATGGAGCCTTTGACCACTTTTGACTCACCGATCTCTAAGAGTTCGTCTTTGACGATTTGCAGTTTTGGTCGAGTCGCGCTACGCACTGGCTCGGTTCCGAGCAAGGCGGTAAATGAAACAAACGTCAGGGCGCGTAAAAACTTTCTTCGGCCAATATCAGCAAAATTCATGGGCAGCTTTCGTCAGAATGGAGAACGGTCTCGGTTTCCGGACTGCGGGGCTTTTTTTTTGCGTTAAGGCATGGCGCCTCCGGCGATGGCCGGGGAGTCTTGATCCGGCACCGGCCACGAGATCGAAGAATACTCTTTGAAGACTTTGATCTCGCCGCTTGGGAGCTCGATTTGGTAGGTGGGCGGGGTTGAATCGAAGAGAATTTTGGCGAATGAGAGCTTGCCGTGGAGAAGGCAGGCATCGTTGGGGCAATCCTTTAGCCTGACGGTGGCATGTGGCTGGTTCCAGGAGTACTTGCTAGAGACCTCCCATACCTCAAGGCGCACCACCAGGAGCAACACGAAGATCGTCAAGATCAGCCAAACCATATTGCCCGGCGTAAGCGAGCGCTTCCAGTTCGGTCCTGCCGCAGCCGGCAGGCTGGTCGTAAGTTCGGTCATGGCTGGCTCTTAGGGATCTCGATGTCGGAATTCTAGCGAAAGCGCAAGTGAACTGCTAACCGCAGCGGATCTCAAGGCGAGGCGGCGAGCGCCGCGCCGGCGTTCTTTTTTCTCGACTTCTTTGCTGGTTTCTCTGAGTCATGATCGGTCTTGGAGCCCAGCATCACGTTGCCCCGCGAGGCCTCGACTTCATCTAGATCGATGGTCAGCTCGACCTCCGGGTCAAAGAAAATCGTATCCGCCCAGTCCTTAACGCCCTCTGCGAAGCTTGGATTGAAGCACTCGATCGGAGCAATGAACAAGTGCGGTGGAAGGCGGTTCATACCGCAGTCTTCGGCTCTGGCTGTCAATTTGCCGTAGTCGGGAAGGACGTCGTAGGTGTCTGTCAGGTAGATGATCGAGGCGATATCCTTGCCGTGCAGAAGCTCTCCTGGACGCGTCATTTCGTAGAGGTTCTCAAGAGACGCTTGGAACGAGGTCCCGCCACGACCGCCATACTCAATCCCTTTGGCCAGGAATTCGAGGTAGTTTGATTCATTGATGAAGACCGGCTCGCCCCGGGCGATCGTATCGGCAAAGGTGATAAAGATGTCTGGCGGCGAGCTCCCACCGGTGTTTCTGGCCATGTTGATCGCTTCGCTGACAAGCCGCTTGAGTTGCGCGTCGCTGACCGACCCAGATGTGTCGATCAGAAGCGGGATGGTGCGTCGCTTGGTGTCACCGGGCACGTAAGTCCCATTCATCGGGATGTCCAAGGCGGACGCGACGCCCAGGTCCTCCGGCTCCATTTGGCTGTAAATCCATGCCTCATCCGGATCGTAGCGGACCGTACTCGCAACGGCGTCTTCCATGATCTGCTTAATGGTCATCTTGAGCGTCAAGACCGGCTTGAAGAAGTCGTTCATGCGCGCCACGGCGTACTGCACCAGGTGGCCGCCGGGGATGCGGTTAGCACCGACCTTCTTTTCATCTTCCACGGCATCATTGATGGCGTTCGTGATGGATCCACGCGCTGCATTTTCCTCAGCCGTGATCTTGATCAGGTCGTCGAACCCTAGCTGCTTGACGGCCGTGTCCATGCCGGCCTGCTTGAGGATTTGGGCAAGCTCTTCGGCCGACATCGAGTGCTCGTCACCTCGGTAGATATTAGCTGGGGGTGCAACACCATCAAGACCGGCTGTTTCTCGAAGTAAGTCGTCGGGAGATCCGTTGCCCCGGTTCAAGGTCTTATTGGCCTCGCGGGTGTCGATGATGCCGTTCTCGCACAGTCCTTTGCCCATGCGGGGCTTGAGCAGATCCCGCAGGACCTCAACCAAAAGCATCGAGCGTTCAAGCGGTTTGAGTTGGTCGACATACAGGTCCCCGGTCAATGCTGTGATCGGGAGCTGTTCCATATTCTCGTTATGCGCATGCATTTCGTCGGTTTCGACGACCTCGTAAATGGCGGTCAGGACGATGAGCACGTCTTTTTCCGTCATGCGCTTGAGATCCTCCGATTCCAAAATCTTGAGCTGGGGGTTCAGCAGATCAATGACTTCGATCAGCCGATTGCTCAACTCAATCGCTCCATTGCGCTCGGCGATCGGCCATTTGGCCGAAATATCTCCTTTTTGTAGATCGCTCGCGTTTTCTTTCTCCCGTCTCTTATTGTTCTTTTCGGCGATACCCCGAATCGAGTCGTAATCCTGCATCACGGCATTGCATAGCGCGGCCAGCTTCGAATCAGGCGGCGGAGGCTTCGGCAAGTCTTTCTTCGCCTCTCGTTCCTTGATCATCTGCTCGGCGATGAATTCCTCAGCCTGGTTACCCCACTTTTTGTAGCCCTCGTAATTTTGTGCGACACCTATCGCTACGGCGGGGCACATGTTGTTGTAGTACTGGCGGACCGTGCTCAGGAATGTCTCTGACTCCCGGTCAGGCGTCTTGTAGTCTGCGCCGCCATGCCTCGCCAACTGTACCTCGCTGCCGATCTGCACGCAGTCGATATTGATACGGGCGTCTTGAGCGATATTGGCAGTCTCGGGATCGATGTTCATCATGCGGTTGCAATGCATTCTCCGCAGATGCTCTAACTCATGCCTAAATATGAAGAACAGACCGTCCCGACCGTCGAGTTGGCTTTTGATCAGCCTCTTCGCGAAATGCGCGGAGATGAACATGTGTCTGGTCGGCGTGACAAAGGCGGTGTCGACGCGGGCCCGGAGCTCCGGCAGGTCGTAGATCATGATAGGCACCGAGCCCATCATGTAGCCCAGCATGCCGTTCTCGGGATAGTCGATGCGCTTGCCGGTGGTCGGATCGACGTATGTCTTGATCCGGCAGAACTCTTCTTGCCACAGGCGCATATCCTCGTCGAGGTGCGCATGGTTGTTGTTCAGCTTGCGATTGCGGTTGAACAGGCGAGCAACCGCCCCGTCCGTATCCATTTTTTCGGCTGTCTTGCTCATGAGTCCTATCCTAACGCGAACGAATGCTGCGGTGCGGGGAATGCCGAATCTTGTTCACCTGGCGCGACGGAGCAGGAGCCCGGGGAATGGAGGTTCGCGTCGATCTTGTGTCGATGGTGAATGAGATATAATATATACCGCATCAGCCAGTGCTTCCAGTCGAAAAATTACGCGCGGCCACCAGAATGTCTCGGCGGCCGTAGAAAACCAGGTGAGAAAATGAAATTCCGGACCCTCAAAGGCGCGCGACACCTCGTCATAAGCATATCGGCAGTCGTTATCGGTTTCGCAAGCATGAGTCTTGCGTTAGCGAATATGGGTAGGGTGGCGCCCGGCCCGGCATCGATTAACACTGTCCCGCTTGGCGTATCGCGTATGCAGGTCCAGCAGGCGATGCACCTTCAGCATTGCTACAAGGATGAAGCGGGCGATGAGGTGTGTCGTGCAGTCCAATCTACCTTTGGCCCCCACCCCCGCGGTGGGGCGAAGGCGGGTATGACGATCCTTAATGGGCCTTACCTAGTTTTTCGCGACGGTTCCCTGATCCAGTTTCATATCGATCTGCTGCATGACGGCGACTACGCCAAGATCGCGTCGTACGGGGAGGCGAATTACGGTTCGGCGGCGCTTGTTGCGACGCATGGGGGCCGCGAGACTCGTATTTGGCATGTTGGCACTTCGACCTGCATTGCCAAAGACGAGGGTGAGCGGGTGGCCACATTCGATTGCAGTCTCGATGCCGCGGTTGTCCCTCCGATCGATAACAGCTACTGATCACATAAGGAGAACGAAAATGTCCAGCAAGTCTGCGGGAGGGTCGGTGGCCAGTGAGGCTGTTATTGAGCGCTCGTCGGGTGAGCGGGCCGAAATGCTCGAGTCGTTCTCCAACGTCGCTTCGGTCCTTGTGGTCGTTACGCTCATCAGCTATGGAGTGAGGCTCGCCGAAGGCTTTGACCCGGTAAGCCCACTTATCTACATGTTTCACGCCTACATTCGGTAATGGAAAACTTTGATCAAGAGGCGCTCGTTTTCCACGTCACGCTCAGGGAAAACCTTGATTCAGTTCGTCTTCATGGTTTGATCCCCCATCTGGGTGATCGTGCCGGACTGGCCGGTGAAAGTGCTCCAAGCGTGTTTCTCTATCCGACTCGAGAAGATCTCGATCGCGACATGCTCAAGGCCTTCGGTCAGCATTTTTCTCCGGAAGCCGATCTAGTATTTCTCGAAATCGCCATTCCTGACGGCTTGATGACGCTTGAGGATGAGCGAGACGGTGTACAGATCTGGTCCGTCGTGGACACCATACCGTTTGAATGCGTTCGCGAGATCTACGATCAAACGTGGATGCCTGACTCATTTGATACCCCAGCGCCAGCGCCAATGCAGCACCCCTTGCCGCCTGTATTTGGCGTCGTCAGTGAATTCGGCATCCAAGCGTTCAAACCGTAGCCACCTTTAGCTATCACATCATGTTCTGGGACCTTGCCTCGCCGATCTGGTTCTGCATGATGAAGTACGCCACCATGAAAGGTCGCGCTGACCGTGCCGAGTACTGGGCGTTCTCAACTTTCGTATTTGTCGTCACGCTGATTCTCGGCGAGATCAACTGGTTCCTCGCTCTGGTGTTCACGGTGGCCACACTGATGCCGTCCCTGGCGGTGTCCGTACGCCGGCTTCACGACACGAATCGGAGCGGATGGCTCCTGCTGCTGTTCATCGTTCCGTTCGTCAACCTGGTCCTGCTGCTCTTCCTGGCCCAGCGCAGTGTGGATCCGAACTCATTTGGTCGGCGTCCCAGGCCGATGGAGTATTGAATGCTCCGACTCATCGCTCCGACGGCCGGGCTGCGCCCCCTCCGCGGCGAGCTTTCTTAGAGCCGACGCGACTCGCCGCCTAGATCATGGAACTGCCACCATCGATTCTGCAGGGCATTGCTGCCTTGGAGGAGTTGGTTGCGTGCCACGACCTGAAGAAACGCTCCGCGCGCGCCATGGCGCCAGAGAGAGGGCGCGCCAATCCAGAGTTGTCCCAGCGCCTCGATCGCGAGCTGAGGCGGCGCGGACCATTGGCCTGGAATGACGCGCGCGATGCGCTCGCCGCGCTCAGGAAGGCGGACGTCTTGGATGTCGAGCCTAAACCGGAAGACGGAGCGGTTGCCATGTGCCTGTCGTGTGTGGCCTGTTTCAAGGTCGCCGGGGTGAGACCGTTGCGTGCGCCTCTCTGTGCGGTGTGCAAGAGCGCAGGATGTCCGCGCGCAAGAGACCATCGATACGCATGTACAGGGGACGAAAAAAGCACACCCCACGGATTGTCGCGCACATGGCCTGATAACGAGGCGTAACCCCTGGGCCGGAGTGCCTAGACGGCAACCGTCAAAGGTACTCGTTCAGAAAGTCGGCGTGCAGCGAAAAACAGAGCTCGAGAGTTGGCTCCCACATTAGGATTTCGCTGACTTCTTCATTGGGTGCGAACATTTTCAGAGCGTCCTCAAACCTCATGGGATTGGTGTCCAAGCGGTGCTGCAAGAACAGGAGCAACTGGTTGCGCGGGGTGATCTTGGAGCATACAAGCCGCCAGTTCGAGGGGTCGGTCAGAATTCCACACTCTTCGTGGAATTCCCTTGCAACCGCGATCTCGGCCGTCTCTCCCTCGTTGACAAAGCCACCAGGAAGGGCGATCCCACCTATTGGGGCATTCGCCCGCCTGATCATAAGCGGCGATATGCGGCTAGGTCGCCCGGACTCCTGCTCAGCATTCCCTTCGACAGGGAATGCGCCCACGGCGACTGGAATTGGATTTCTCCAATCGGTGATAGTGGCCTTTGGCTCCAGGATATGGCGGGGAACGTCGTCAAGCATGTTGCTGCCTTTTTGAGAAGTCTGCCGTAATTTGTCGTTCGACTGATCTGCGAGAGTTCCCGTAGTACCTCGTAGCCCGGCGCAATGTCTTCTTGCCGCAGAATCGGCAGACGCAATCTTCAACGGCGCTCCACTGGCCATTGGGCTTGGCGTCGTGCCCATTCACGGCGTAAGGCACTGTCCACGTGACTATCCAGCTATGCCGCTGGTGTCCAGTGGCGCAGGCGCCATTTCCAAATCCGCGGGGTGGCGCAGTCATTCGTGGTTCTAGCGCCTAGCCTTGCGCGTTATCCATGGCGGCCGTGAGCACCCAAGGAGACACCAGCGCCGCTGCAGCGACGGCCGTGCCGAGAAACATTGAGAGACACGCGATAACCTGGTACCCATTGAATTCATCGAGTCGAGCCAGGAAAAGCATTGCGGCTGTCTCGCATGCGAAGAGCACAATCCAGCCGAAGAATCGTACGAGCAGCAGCGTGACGGCCAATTGGGAAGAGTCAGCGCGTCGCATAACAACCGACATGACGTGCGCCCAACAGACGGCGGCGAACGCCAAGCAGTAGACGGTAACGAAACCCCAGAAATGCCCCCCTAGGCTAAGAATTGTCATGATCACGGCCCCTATCGCGTCGGCGTTTTCGAAGACAATTGCGAGTAATCCCACAGCGGCCATCGCAGCAAGTGTGATCGAGCCCGCATAGAGTGCGCATTTGCGCGCCACCGTGCGCAAGCGATAGCGATCAGAGGGGTCCATTTAATTCTCCAGAGTGTGCGATTGGGATAGCCGTTCCATTGCAAAAGCTTGTTGCTGAGCACCAGACTTTCCAAGCGGAGTATACGAAAGCGTTGTAAGGATAAGCGAACTCGCCGAGATCGTCGTGAACCTTAGGGCCGTCGATCGTCCACACGATCTTGCAACCCTCTGGAATTCGCATCGTAAGCGAGAAGGCGTCTCGCTCATCTTGTTGGACGAAGGCGCCTCTACTGGCCATGAGTTGGCCTTCCTTCGTGATCATGTAGAGGAACCGCCTGCCCGAGCCATCCCTATACGCTTTGGCAGCAAACCCCTGTCGCACGAGCGCACTCAGATTTTTCGTCTTCTCTTTGACGCTTGGAAGATCCTGAGAGGACAGTCCCTGACAAAGATGTTCGTCGAGGCTCGCGACAGCCAGGCAGTCGAGCAAGGTTTGTTGCTCACCTGCCGACAGCATTTGCTGGATCGATCGGAACATCTTCACGCCGCGACCCTTAGTAAAGAGGCGGCTTCGCTCACCGTCAGGTTGTTGAGGATCGTCACGCCACGCGTTTTCTTCAAAATGGCAGCGCGGTTTTCAGGAGTGACAGGAAGTTCCGTGCCCCAGCGCCGGATACGACCCGCGGCCGTGATACCAACGAAGCAATTACCCTTGAGGATGCGGCACGCCTCCTCGTGACAGAAGTGGTCGCGCGCCATGCTACGCAAGTGGGATTGCATTGAAGGAAAGGCGCCGGCCGTATCCGCGGGCGTCGAGCGATCGCCGAGATAGGCCTCGTAAAAGTCGTTCAAAGACCGATGAAACTTCGCCTCTTCGGGGGTGCCCTTGGCTAGATAGGAGTTGCCAGAGCCATAGATCGCCATCGGAACCTTTTTCCGATTTGAATCAACCCAGGAAAGCATCACGGCTCCACGGCCCGCGTCTAGTATCGTGGCGACCTGCCTGCCATCCCGATATAGATTGGCTCGGTAACCCAAATTTATGTCATTTCCTCTCGTTGGTGTCAGATCGGCCACCGTATAGTGGGGCTGCGGCGTCCGTGTGCCAAAGCTGCCGGGGAATGCCTTGGCGAGCTTGTTGAACAGGTCTGCAGGTGTCCCGTCATTGTTGAGCGCCAAGTCAACCTTGACCCGGCCCATGAGCGTCTCGCTGATGTGGTTAGGGAATTTTGACTTCGGTCCATTTGGCCGCCTGACTCGGACCACCGTGGCCCCAAGAATGCGCACGGCTTGCAACTCGTTTGGGAACCGAACGTCGTCACAGACGACGTTGTGGCCCGCGGCCAGGTGCTTCTTGACAGTAGCGAGCCAGACGTTGGCCCAAAGGTCCGGGTGAATGGTGTCTCGGCCCCAATCGGTGCCAAGTGACCGCTGCGCATGACGTGAGGTCTGTCCGCCCAGGATCTCGAGCGGCACCTCCTTCTCATCGCCGTCGACCTGAGCATCCGTCAAACCAAGGACTTTGAGCATCTCCTTGACCGGACCACCGAACCGGACGCGCTTCCAACCACGCGCTTCCAGCTGCTTGGCCAGGGTGGTTTTTCCCGCGAAGGCCTTGCCGAGTATCCCAATTACCGCCGGTCGGGCGGGAGGCGAATCCGAGTCTTTCAGAGCCATTGCACATCCTGTCCGTTTGATCGAAAACAAGATATCTAATGCACGCCTGGAGTTCAAGTGGTCTTAATGGTGCTCTGTGCTGCCGGTTTCCTGTTTTCATTAAACAATCGAAGGGCTCCCATTTATACTTATCGTTTGATGACCGCGCAGAGCGCGCTGACGGACGCTTGATGACGGATTCCTCAGATAACAGCTTGAAACTCGGGCAACAGAGCACCACGCCTGACGAAACCACACCAGAAGGACGGGAAGCAGCCCTCGCATTGATGTTTGACGAGCTGAGGGCTGCCGTGGAGGAGGAACGGCAAAGGCCGCCGCCAGACATTTTCGGGCTTCAGTTCGGGACACTCGACAACTTTTGCGACCCGCGCTGCAAGGAAACGTTGGTCCCAAGCCAGTTCAAGACGGCGTACTCTAGGCGCATTAAGAACCCGACATCCGCGTTCGTAAGGGAGATTCGAGATGCCCTTGATGGCCTAACGTTTACGGCTCTCCGCGATGACACATCAGCGCGGCCTCGCATGGCCTCGCACTTCCTTGACATCGCGATGCGAATGAATCGGGACTACTGTCTACGTCCCCTGGAGCCTTTTCTCTACGCGTGGTTTCGTCTGGCGATGCTGATGGGCGAGCCGGATGCGATGATTGCCTGGAGCTTATGGTTTTTCAATCGGCTTCCCCACGAATTTCAAAGAGGAGACGATGGCATTGGCAAAGAAAAACTTGAGGGAATGGTTAGGGCTACGATCAACAGCATCTGTACCGAAGCAACGATCCGAATTGATCGTTACGCCCCCGATGACCATGATTTGCGTAGGCGCTTGGCCAGGCTCCTCGCCTGCCTCAATGCTGCGCGGGCGGCTTTTAAGGATCATCCCGCGTGCGCCCCTGATCAATCGCATCTTGAGCGCATTATTGCGACCTCCCGCTCTCTAGTCGATCTCTGCGAGTACCACGCGGTCCTACACCCCTTCCTGTTCGAGCATGTCCGCCTTGCGCGTAGCGAGCTGCCACCGCCTCCCGATAGAAGTTTCCTGGTGTGCAGCGGTGACTTGTCCTTTAAGAAGGATGAGCAGCACCTCAAGCGGTTCGAAGCCCTTAACTCGGAGCTGAATTTGATTCCGTTGAAGGACCTGGAGGCGCGCGAATCGCAACTGATTAGTGAATTTCCGTGGCATGAGCAAGTTATCCGAGACATGAGCCGCGATCTGTATATCACCGCGCATTACGGAAGGAGCATCTTTCGATTGCGACCACAGTTGCTGCTGGGGCCGACTGGCTCGGGAAAGAGCCGCCTTGCTATGCGGTTCGCACAGGTATTTGAAGTGCCATATCGGCTCTTGCCACTGGGGGGAGCGACGGACAACAGGGCGCTCGCCGGCACGGCACGGGGCTGGAGCAGCGCGACGCCCAGCCTGATATTGCATGCGATGGTCGAGGGATGTTGCGCGAACCCACTGATCGTCCTGGATGAGATCGACAAGAGCGGGAACACAGGAATAAACGGCCGGGCCTGGGATACGTTGCTGGCCATGACTGAACGTCAAACCAGTAGAGAGTGGTTTGACGAATGCCTTGAGGCCAATTGCGATCTGTCGGCCGTGTCATTCATTGGCACAGCCAACGAAGTGGGTTTGATTCCGAACACCCTGCTCGGTCGTTTCCAACTTCACGTCTGTAAGAACCCCACGCCTGAACATTTGCCCGTCCTCATGAGAGGCATCAAAGACGACATTGCTGCGGATTTCTCCCTAAATCCTCACTGGTTGGATGGCATCCAAGTGCCTGAGTCGTGGTCGACTGCAGAAAAGCTTCCGCCGGTCCGGCAAATTAAGGCCTATGTCGAAGACGAGTTGGCAAAACAGGCGCGTGCGTCACCACCCGCACGTGACTAAGACACGGCAGGGCGGGACGGCAATAGGAGTATCGCTGGTCAATTGATCGCGGATTCCGTGCTCGGCGCCATTGGCGCGTCTGGCGCCGCCAACGCCAGAGTGGACTTGATGTTGTCGAGGGTGTTCTGAATCTCGTTTTGGCAGAGCAGACCGGCGAGGCGCTGATTCAGTTCAGCCATGCGCACCATTAGATCATCGAGGGCCGCGATGTTGGCCTGCGTTGCTGGAAGATAGGCGTAGCTGTAGCTCTCTGTATTGTCAGCGACCTCAAATCCGCCAAAGACGGACTTCACACCACTACCCTCAACGCCACGGTCTTTGGCCGACGGGAACGGGACAATCTCCTCGCGATCGATGGTCCATGCTTTACCATCGGCCGTGACCAACCGCCTCAGGCGACGGTACCTGACTTCGAACACATAGGACGTGTGCGCATTCCAGTTATCTGGAAGGCGAGGCGCACCTTTTGATTCGACTTCGACCCAAGTCTCCCAGTCGGCGGCCCGCATCTCGGCCTGAGTCTTCAGATCGTCGCGGACCTTTGCATAAAGCCGGGCAATATCCGTATCGGTGGCGCTGTATTTGATCTCGTCGCAAGCAGCCACGAAATAAAGATCGGCCCCTTTCTTCACCAAGGAAAGGACAACCTCGAGGCTTTTGTCGTTCAGCACATCTCTGAATGTCCATCGGTCGGTAATCTTCCCGCCGCGTCTGACGTCGGACTGGACAGTTAGCTTGCCCATCTCGGTGGTGAAATTATGCTTACGCGCGCGAGTCATGCTGCCACCTCAACACCAGTGCCACCCAAAGATTCAGGCACGCAAGCGCTGCAGATCGGCGGATCTTGGGAATGCCACCAGCAACCGCCAGGACAGGCCCGGTCGTCCGTGCAGCCACACTTGATACAGGTTTTGATGACGCGATACTCACTAATTTTATTCATAATGGTGTCCGCACCGTTCGACATTGTTTTTCTGACTGAAAAGACATAGCCCATCGTTGATCACGCATCAATAGCGAGCCAAGAATGACGCCATCCCCGCGATCGCCCGAAGACAAGCTGACACACGTGTTTCGTGGAATGTTCGAACCCATCGACAGTAAGGATTTACTGAGCGCGAACGCCGTCTTTTGGGTTTATGGGAAGGCAGCGCAACCGTATTTCATCTTGACCCTCGCGCTGATATGGCGGGACCACCCCCTTGATATACCCCTCGAGGGGGCTTTCAAGCTTGACATTGATCTAGCAGAACCGTCTCTCTGGGCGGAGCACAAAACACGCGGCACGTTCGGCGGCGATCGAGACGTTTCTGTCGTTTTCAAAAACTTCAACCCCAGCGTGGATGGGAAGTCCGGCGCCATTCGGTTCAGCTACATCGAGCACACGGATCCCGATCGGTGGCTCATGGAGGGAACTGTCGAGTATCTGGTTCCAAGCGGAGCGCTACCCGAAAGCGCCGTCATCTCTCCAAACGTTTCATAACTGGTTGGATAGCCAATTTAGGGGCAGCTAGGCAGACGCCCATGCTCCTCCAAAAGCAACGGCGAGTGATGGGACATTTTTGACCACGAGTCGTTCTTTTGCGGCCCGCTCAGGCGCCATAAGAGACTCGTGAATGACAGTGTCGTGACGGAAAGGCGGAGAAATCTACTCCGATCGGCACGCCGGACAAAGGCGCCATCCAAAATCAAGCGTTACACACAGGCAGATGTTGTGGAGATTTATTGCTGTTTCTCACACCAGATGGCATAGTGCCTTGCCTGTTGCGCACTCTTGCCTTCCGGCACTCCGCTGAGGAACGGTATGAAATTACTCGCTGCAAGCGTCCTTCTCTCAATTCTTCTATCGGTCGATAGCCGAGCCGCCACCACGGTTGAATTCTGCAAACCATACACCGCGCTCTCCCAGTTGCCCGTCGACCTGAAGCAACCTTACATTCAATACACGCTTGGGGTGACCGACTTGGCCGGAGGCAAAAAAGCGATAAGCATCACCGGCGACGAGATTCACGTGACGCGCGAGAGTCTGGGTGTGCTGGTGCGCGCGGCCGCGGCCGTCGACCGAAGCATCGATTCAATCCGACTAGATGCTCGCGTGGTGAAATTCTCCGGGCAGGTTCCACTGAGCGGCGGACGGATCGATGTGTTTGCGAAAGACATCGAATTCGAAGACGGAAGTTCGATCACTCTCCTTCCAGCTTCTAACTCGCGGATTACCCTGGCGGCGCAGAATATTTCGCTCTCGGATACAGGGTTTCATCACTTCGACGTCCGCGCGCGGGAATTGACCGGCCCACGAGACACCTTCTCGGACATCGACACCATTCTCGATGTCAAGGCGAGCCACTTGTATGTGGGCGGCTCTGAGATCGCGCATGCAAACGCTAGTGGAGTTCTCGCTCAAAGATTCTCAACCTACCCGATCGATGACTTCACAGCGAAAATAACCGCTGATGTAGGAGACCCCGTGAGTGCGGGATGGGTTGACGCTGAAAGGCAAGCGAAGGTCGAGTGGCCAAGATACTCGGTTGCCGTTCTACGATCCGTATTTAGGATAAGCCCGTTCGATGACTGTGCACGGGAGGATATCAAGGATGCCGCAACAAACAATCTTCCGACTTTGAAATTGCTCGCCAACGGCGAAGCGGTTTTTGAAGCCCAGACAATTATTGATGCGGTGGATCGTGGAGTAGATCTGAATGGGAACGGCCCAGCCTATGTATCAAGTCGACCTCTGGCCGACGTTTTGCTCGGAATTAGATCTTTTGAGCCAGGTGGCTCAGAGCAAAAGACACTTAAGTTCTACATAGACAGCCTGAATGATTCTATCAGTAACACCCCTATCTCTGAAGATGCGCAGAACGCGGAGGTGGCGAAACTCGCCGAGACTATCAGGCAAGAAAAGATCGACTATGCAAATACAAACAACGAATTGATCGAGCTGCAGTCGGAGATCTTTAATACGACCCAGCTCCTGACAACCCAGCAGAACCAGTATCACGATCGTGAAACCTCGCTGAAGAACTCGGCGGCCGAACTCAAGAAAGGTAACGCCGATCGAGCCGAGCTCCTAGCGGGACTTTCCACAGCAGCAGCGATCGCATCGACTGCCTACACCGGGAGTCCTCAAACCGGATCGGTGGTAGGCGGTGTAATTCTAGCCGTCGGGGAGGCTGGCCAGGGGAGACCCGTTTTCAGTTCTCTATCTGCCGGCTACCAATTTTCTGTTGCGATAAAAGGGCCTTTGACGTCTATCCAGAAGACGATCACAGACTTGTACAACTCCCGCGGAAATTACGGCATGTTTATCGATTCTCTCAGCGTGCAAAACATAACGATCAAGAATTCGATCACCGTTCCCGTCACGAACCCGGCGCCGGGCCAGCCTGCAACGAAGACGATCACACGCGATGAGGCGCTTGCCGACCTTGCTGCCAAAGGGGAGGCTCTCAAAACAGGGATTCAGGGGATTGAAGGGGTTTACAACAACTTCAAGGAATCGGCTTCGCCAGTCTCTGACGACATAGAAGATGATGGCTCACTCGAGAATCTCGCGGAGCATCTGACTACCACATTGGAAAGTGCAAAGAACCAGGCTATCAAGCTCGACGCTGTTCAGAGACAAGTTCAGCAGCAATCTGTATTGCTCGTTCAGAGCGCAGAACAACTGGCTAGAGTAACGAATCTACCGATCATTGACGAGGCCAATCGGAGAACCTTTCAACAACTCTCCATCGATGGATTCAGAGACGAAGTCTCCAAATTTGCTGAGCTGACAGACGAGATTCGGAGAGTTAGCCTCGTCGAGTATCGGGCGCAGTTGCCGGTGGATGTTGCTCAAATTGAAAGCGTTTTGGTCTCCGAACAATTGGATCAAGGATTCGACCAGAAAGCTAGTTTGAACTCGGCAGATATCGCCACGAAATACCTCAATGCGTTAAAAGCGCAGAAGGATCTGATCAGTCTTTTGGCATCTGCTCTTGACAAGGCTTCTGATCGACAATTCTACGCTTACGTAAAAATGCGAGGAAGCGCGCCAGTGCAGGTGATTGCGACAGAGCAGATCAATACATCACAGCACGCTCCCCAGGATAAGAAGGAATTCATTGCGCGATTAAACAAGCTCGTCCAAGAAGAATTCAATGCACGTTCCAACCTTCCGAAACTGGATGATTTATACAAACAGCGCATCGCAATTCCCTTTGATCTTGTTGGCAAGCTGGACCAAAGATTTCCCACAAGGCTCCTCCAGGCCGTGGTTGTTGGCGTACTTCCAAAATTCAATCTGAAGGGCAGTGATCTCGCATTCCGGATAGAAGTGGAAAGGGTGGGAAATTTGCGTAAGTCCTCCGGCCCAATACCTAACGGCCCTGCACGGACAAACCTCTCACAGAAAGTCTGCGCAAAGAAAAACTTGCCTCAGCCGTCGCTTGATTGCTTCTCAGTGGATCTTCGCGAAAAAGACACTCCAGAAGAATTTCAAAATTCCCCATTCGATTACTCCATCGGAACGGTACTGGGTGGACACGCATTCGTTCCAACCCCAATAGAGAGCTACTGGTACCTCCACCCCGGGGACACCGCCCCTGGAACCCGAACCACAACGCTCACATACGCGCCCGCTGAAGCGCGAATGTACTTGGGAGTGCGCCTTGATCCACGTGCTGCGTGGGTGACCGCGCCGAAATTTACGGAAATGACCGTGACTGTGGAGGCATTTCAATGATGTCCCCTAAATTGCTATTGCTTTGTTCGGTGCTTGTGGCGTGGTCATCTGAGAGCTTGGCTCAGACGAAGCTGTCGAGCACGTTCCCGGTTGCAAGCCTAGGTAAGGACGTCATCGTCCAAGTTCCTGATGACACCGTTTTGATAATTGATGCGGCGCCCTACTTCTTAGAAGATAAGAATTTGATCATCAGGGCTCGATCGGCGGAATTACAGGGGTCCGTTGTCATCCAATCGTTTTCCGACGACAGTGTCGGCCCCGCCTATCAAGGTCCTTCGCCGCCAGTCCCGCCCACACCGACGGGTCACGTTGGGGGAACGGGCGGCAATACGGGGCACGAGGGGAACCCTGGCGCACCCGCTGGTGTTTGCGTTTTAGATATCGGAAATCTAAAAGTTGACGCTAATTCAACTCTGACGATCAAATACAAGGGCCAAAAGGGAGGGCAGGGGCAGCAAGGTGGTCAAGGTGGTCAAGGGGGAGGTGGAATACCCAGTTCGGACGACGGGGGTGGGCCTGATCACCCTTGCCCAGGTGCAGGAGGAACGGGCTACCCTGGCGGTGCTCGCGGGACTGGCGGGCGTGGCGGCGTTGGCGGTCAGGGCGGGGTGGTTTATCGGTCGGCTGCATTGTCCTCTCTAGAGGCAGCCGGGTCGGTTGTCATCGATGTCACTGGTGGGGTTGGCGGCGATCCCGGAGCCCAAGGCGAAAGAGGAATCGGCGGGACCGGCGGCAGTCGCGGCGCCGGGAGTAGTTCTTGGCACTGCAGCGATCCACCGCCGGATATTGGGCCACCCGGTCCCCTAGGCCCTGACAGCACGCTCAAAGACCCAGAAAAGTCTATTGAAGGACCTCCCGGTGCAAAAAAAGATCTTTGATCTTTTCGGGTGGTATTCACTAAGCTAGTAACTCGGGATCACTCTCACCTCTCGAGAGCGATCTTGAACTGCGTCGCTTCGAGAGTGCCCGCTTTAGTTGGGAGCAACAGGTGATCTAAGGGCTCCGGCCGATGAAAGAAAAAGCCTTGAGCGTAATCGATGCCGAGTGCATTGACACCCGCCACCACGCCTTCGAACTCTACGCACTCGGCGATAGTCTTCAGACCGGCCGTGTCCGCGACCTTTTTGAAGCACTCCACCGCGACACGATCCAGTTCGGTCTTCATTAGATTCTGGATGAAAAGACCGTCGATCTTAAGGTAGTCGACCTTGAGTGCCTTCAGGTAGCTAAACGACGTGAAGCCAGCGCCAAAATCGTCAAGGGCAATGCGAACCCCTAGTGCCCGCACCTCATCAATGAACTTGCTGGCATACGGTAGGTGGGTGATCGCCGCCGTCTCGGTGATTTCAAAGCAGATCTTGCTGACATCGAAGGTGGCGCTGCGAATCAGTTCAGCAATATCTTTCTGGAAGACCCGATCGCTCACCGATTGGCCAGAGAGGTTGATAGCAACCATATCGATCCTCTTTACCTGGTGCTTCAGACCCGACATCCAGCTGAAAACCTTACGAACGACCCAGCGATCGATTCTGGCCGCCATTTGGAACCGCTCGGCTGCAGGAATGAACGCGCCCGGCAGCGTGATGGTGCCGTTGCTCTCGCGAAGGCGTAGGAGGACCTCGCAATGTAGACCGGTCTCGGGGTTCTTGAGGTCGATGATGCGCTGGCCGAACAGTTCGAACTTGTTATCGTCGAGAGCCGACTCGAGGCGAGAGACCCACGTCATTTCGCCGTGACGCGCGCGCATGACCTCATCCGAGTCAAACCATTCGTGCACCCGATTGCGGCCCGCTTCCTTAGCGGCATAGCAGGACGTGTCGGCCGCTGACATCAGCGCTGCGAGGTTGACCCAGCGATTGTCGACCGGCACCAGGCCGATGCTCGCACCGATGCGGTATCGATTGGTCTCGTGAAGGAAGCGAAACTCCTCCATCTGATCGCAGATCTTCTGCGCCACCTTGGCGGCGGCCGCGGGATCTGCGTGCTCTAGGATGATGCCGAATTCATCGCCCCCGAGCCTTGCCACAGTATCGTGGGATCGAACGCAACTCCTGAAGATGGCTGATACCTCGCGCAGCAGCTGGTCGCCTACGTCATGCCCACAGGCATCATTAACCAGCTTGAATTGATCGAGGTCGATGTAGAGCAAGGCGTTCTTGCTGAAGTCAACGTTCGCGCGCTCGAGCAGCGTCGAGATGCGTGCTTCGAACTCATGGCGGTTCGGCAGGCCGGTGAGCATGTCGTGGGTCGCCCGATGCGCGATTTCGTTGCTGAGGCGTCTTTGATCGGTGACATCGTGAAAGATCAGTATCGCGCCACGCACAGCACCGTTTGCACCTCGAATCGGCGATGCTGAATCCTGGATTCCGTATTCGGTACCGTTACGGCTAAGTAGATTGGTGTTGGCCGAGATCACCGGCGTGCGGCTGATTGTGCCCTGCGCCAGGACATTGATCACCGGGTTGCGCGCAGGCGCGCGGGTAGTTTCATGAACGATGACATACACCGCGTCCAGCGGCCGGCCAACAGCTTCACTTTTAAGCCAGCCGGTCAGCCGTTCAGCAACCGGATTGAGCCATGTGACTTTGCCGTATATGTCGGTGGTGATCACCGCGTCCGCAATGGATTCCAGCGTAACCTGCCAAAGCTCTTTGCTATCGGCCAGCTCGCGCTCGATCTCTTTGCGGGCGGTGATGTCCTGAAAGGCACCAACCAGGCGGACCGGCCGCTTGTCCTCGTCAAATTCGACAGAGCCGACGACACGCGCCCAGAAAGAACGGCCTGTCGCGGACACCACCGGGACTTCGATGTCCCACGGATCGCCATTCTGAATGCCGTCCATGAATGCTTTTTCGAGAACCGGCCGGGCCGATGGCTCAAAGAACGACAGCGCCTCATGAAAACTCGGTTGGTAGTTTGGATCCAGACCATAAAGGCGGCAGGCTTCGTCCGACCACGTGAGCGACCCGGTCGCGATGTCCAGCTCCCACCCGCCTACGCCCGCCACCTCGCCCGTTTTCTGCAGCAGTGAGTGGCTGGTTCGAAGGGCGACCTCGCTTTGCTTGCGCGCTGAGATGTCCAGTCGGACGCCTTGCATCACGAGAGCCTCACCAGCGCTGCCGCGCCGATTGACACTGCCCCGGTCGTGCACCCAGGTCCAATGACCGTCCTTGTGCCTGACGCGCACGTCGATAACGATGTGATCGAGATTTCCCTCGATCTGGTCTCGCACCATCTTACGCATCCGCTTGAAATCGTCGGGATGCAGGAGTTCGATGGCAGATTCAAGCGTCATCGGACCAAGTTCTTCGATGGTGTAGCCAATCATTTCGGCCCAACGGGCGTTGACCAGCATCTTGCCCGTTTTGAGGTCCCACTCCCACGTACCCGCCCTCATCGCTTCGAGGAACCCAGCCCTGCGCTCCCGCTCCTCGGCCAGAGCAGCCTCGGCCCGCTTGCGCTCGGTGACGTTCTCCAGGACAGACAGGTGGCGTGAGGGCTCTCCGTCTGGGGAGCGTTCCAGTACTGAGGAGGCCAGTACGTCAAGGATCTGACCATCAGAGCGAACGAACTGCAGTTCGATCCCCGAAATCCGGCCGGCAGCAAAGAACATGGGGTAAACGAAATCCTCCACGTATTCGCGCGACGCCTCGGTCATGAATTCTGTAGTGCGTCGACCCAAGACCTCGTCGCGTTGATAGCCCATCTCGTGCAGCCACGTGTCACTTACCGACAGCAGTCGGCTGTCTCTGTCCGCTGAGTGCAGCATGGCAGGCGTCGCGTCGTAGAGCTCCTGAATGTGGGTTTCTGACGCCTCGGCCGAATTGAGTGCCCGCATCGCTGACTGACGAAACTCCATCGCGCGCGCCACGGTATCAGCCATGATGCGCAGTAGGTTGGTTTGCGATTCGGTCAGATCTCGGGGCGTGGTGTCGACGACGCATAAGGTGCCCAACACGACTTCGTCGGAGAGGCGGATAGGGGCGCCAGCGTAAAAGCGTACGCCGGGCGGTCCGGTGACCGTCGGGTTGTTGGCGAAACGAGGATCGAGCGTCGCGTCGCGGATGATCAAAACATCGCGCTCCACCAGGGCGTGGGCGCAAATAGAGATGTCGCGATGCGTTTCCCCGAGCCCCTCTAGTCCGACATTCGCTTTGAACCACTGACGACATTCGTCGACCAGGGTAATGAGCGCGATGGGGGTGCCGCAGACGGCGGCGGCCGTTTTGGCAATGGTGTCGAAGATCGCTTCGGGAGCCGTATCTAAGATCTCCAGCTGGTGGAGACGCTTGACGCGGTGTTCTTCGTGGTCAGGTTTCGGCGCTTCGTGACTCATTGAATTGCTTAGGGACGCGCCGCGCCCAGTAAATGACTAGAACACTTCGATAGTGTATCGGATACTTAAGACACCAGTGGAACTAACATTCGCAAATCGTTAAAAATAATCGCGCGACGATCTGCCTCAACGCATAATCGCTCTTGGAGCACCGAATAAATCACCAAATACGCGCTCAGTACTATCGGCGCCCGGTCCAGTTGACTTAACAGGATTGCGCAAGAAAGCGCCTCCAAGATTGTCTGCGAATGATGTGGCGCAAAAACCATAGCATGGGAGGTAGGCCGTCACCAGAGGACTTGCCGCGAACGCAACACCGCTCGTGCCGCCACTCGCCAGTGGCACGCGAGGCTCCCAAAGAAGCCACTGAATGCGCAAGAAATAGACAATAGAGCTGTGCGAACAACAGCAGCGATATCTGATTCAGCCGAAGCACGGAAACCAAATATAACGAAGCATGAAACACCTAATAGCCATGCTTCTCCCCTCTGAAATAACGCTATACTCAAAGAGAAATACCATCATCTCATCCGTCGAAATACTGGCTTACAAAGACACGACGCACCGTCGCTCAGACCAGTCTCCGAGGACCGCTGCATTGAACCCTTTCATGGATCTATCCACCGGTGACCAGGCAGAGCCTGGCGACGGCGATGCTGAGGCGGCTGCTCGAGAAGCGCTGCAATCACGCCTCCTGGTCGATCTGTTCGCGCATTCGGTTGCAAATGACTTGATTCTGAAGGGCGGGATGGCCATGCGCTCCGTATTTGGCAGCGTGCGCTACACCAAGGATATCGATCTAGATTCGCCTCCGCAGGTGAGCAAGACACACGTGCAGGGCTTGGTAAAGCGCGCCATCAAGCGGGTGCTCACCACGGGAATTCTCGAAAACTCGGTGGTCACCGAGCCAAAGCAGACCGACTCCACCTTGATCTGGAATATTGCCGGCCGGGTCGCGGGCACTGCGCCCAACGTACACCTGACGATCGAGATCTCCCGTCTCGGAATGACCCCGATGGATCACGTGATCGAGAAGGAGGTAGTCCTCGATGGTCAGTCGACTACGATTAAAGTGATTGATGGCGAGGCGCTAGCGGTCAGCAAGGTCTTTGCCCTCACAAGTCCGAACCGCTCTGCCGCACGGAATCTCTACGACCTGGGTGTGTTGATCGACATGGATGTGAAGCCCAGTCTCGATCTCTTCACCAGGCGTGGCGCAGAGGTCATCGACAAGACCATCTCGGAGCTATGGTCCAAGATCGAGGCCATGAGCTATCAGCAGTTCGAGCAGGACCTCAAGCCCTATCTTCCCACTGCTGTGCGGAACACCATCACTTCGGAGATCTTCGACGGCATGCAACTTAGGGTGGGCGAGCACGTCCAGTCCTGGTTACGCAGAGCCAAGTCGACGATGAAGCCATGACCAACAAATCCCCCAGCTGGCGCTTCGGACTGCTGGGCCAGCTATCCAAGAAAAGCTCGCCTCGCATCATGACCTTCCCAGAGCTGCACAAGCTGGCCGGGTTGGTGCGCCCAGGGATCAGTGACACCACAGTGCGTACAGCCATCGAGGAGCTGAAGGAGGCTGGCGCTCTCCTGAAGATCAGCAATGGGCTATATATGAACAAACGTTCACTTCCGGCGCCGTCCATAGCGGAAGCGGCTCGGTTCATTCGAAAGCACGCCGTCGTGTCGCTGCAGTCCGTTCTTGGCGAGTGCGGGGTCACGAACAACCCGTCAGCGATTGTCACCTGCGTTGTGCCTCTTTCGGCCACGAGCCACCCGAATTTGGGAACGGTCCAGACGGAATCTGGCGCCACCTTCCGATTCTTTGGGTTGCCGGAACGCTTCTTTCCGCCTAAGGCGGGCAAAGTTCGCGAATTGTTCATCTCGAGCAAGCCATGTCCTTGCTTCATCCCCGAGAAGGCGCTCCTCGACTGGCTGTATCTGGGGAACTCCATTTCGAGCAAGATGACCCCTCCACCTTTCGACATCGATCCAGAGATGATTGATTGGCGTCGGGCGCGTGATCTCGCCGAAAAAATCGGGATGTCCCAATTGCTGGAGGACTATTTTCAGAAGGGCAGGGAACTGCGCTGGGGAGTTGAGCCCCTTGGGCCGCGCTCCGCACCTAAGCCACCTGCCGTTTCTTCGACAAAGCCCGAGCCGGTCGCCTTGGCGCCAAAGAAAACATCTCTTCTTGGTTCCTCCCAACCGCGCAAGCTTCTCTCGAGCCGCTAAGCATATCGCCTTTTAGCCGGTAAACTAGCCTATCGGACATCTCGAGGACCCTCTTGGACAACGTCGTCGCCGCGTCGCGCTCGCAGCATCCACTCATGGTTGTACTGCTGGTGCTCATCGCCATGGTGACCGGTGCCAGCTTTGCCTGTTCGATCTGGTTGTTTGTCCATTGGCCTCACCCGGCCTCTTCGATTGAGCCGTCCTTTCGGGGCGTCGAGCTCGACCACCCGATGCGGGAGCTGGCCGCCAAAACCAAAGGCTTGCGGTGCTCCAATTTGTCAGAGGCCACCGGTCTTCGTACCTGCTCGGTTGATGGCCAGTCGTACGCGGGCGTGGACTTGCTGCAGCCCGCTATCCTGACCTTTGATCGCTATGACCGACTGAAGAGTTTCGAGGTCCGCATCAAAGAACGAGACGATTTCGCGTCGCTCATACAGGCATTTGACGAACATTACGGTGACGTACCCAGCCAAGTCATTTCTGGCGACAAAAGCCTTTCCAAGGTCTGGCAATTTGATCGAGGAATGAAATGCGTTGCAGTAGCTCTGGAGGCTGGCGCTGGCGTAATGTGCGGGACCACCCTGCAGCAGGATTCGCCAGGGCCTTCGGGGCCACGTATGAAGGGTGACCCGGCCGATCTTTAGGGATCGTTGAAAATCTTATATCTTGACCCTCGCCATGAGCCAATCTGAATACGATAACGAAATCGCTCCTGAGCTTCTCCGACTGGCGAACAGGTGCAAAGACCTTGGGATGCCCTTCACGGCGACAGTTGAATACGCCCCCGGCGAGAGGGGTGTGACAGCGTCTGGCATCGACGACAGCAATCTGGATATGACGATTCCATATCTCGCGAGCGTGGCCGGAAGCCGTCTCGACGACTTCATGGTCGCCCTCGTTCGCCGGATCCGGGCGATGGAGATTCCGCATTCATGTGTCTGCCTGACTTTGCAGGGGTTGGATGGGGACCCTAGCAAAAGATGAGACCGTTAATTCGATTGTCAGAGCCGTCATGAGCGCATCAGATACGTCGATCCTAAGCGGCAAGTCCAAATCAACTTCACGCCCGTTGGGCCAAACCATACCGGTGATGGGCCTTGCCGGGATCGTGTTTATCTCACTCCTGGTAGCGGGAGTGAGCTGCGGGTACGGCTCTCGATACTTCTTTCCTATTGAGCCCATCTCGTACTATCGGCAGCACTACGTGATTGAGTACGCGCTTCAGGTCCCGGGCGGCATGGAACGCGTCAGAAAATTCTTTCAAGATCAGTTGATGTCGTCCGGCCGCATCTTCCCTGAGGCGGCGGATAACTTCGACCGCGAGACGAAATATCTGGCGGCCCGAGCAACGGCATCGAACGCAGGGGTTGGCGCAGCGGTATGTCACGTGGATGCGGGCGTCGGCCCTGAGGCGGACAAAGAACCTCGCGACCGATGGACAATACATTGCAAGGCGGCTGGGCGTGACACAACAGAGTTTCTTCCAATCTCGCCCGTGGCCAGACCTTAGCGGCCCACGATAAGGGTCCCCCGGCGGTTGCCCGCAAGCTGTCAGCAGCCGCCAGAACTAGACCGGGTCCTTTGCTGCCGCGTTGAAATCGATATTGCTCGGCACATTAATCTTTTCGCATAGCGCGTCAATACCCTCGTCGTCGAGCGAGGACATGATGTCGCCGCCATTGGTGGCAATCTCATGGATGGCGTCGCTGCGGTTGTGGGGCTCACCCATGCCGCGTTCCTGGTAAAAACGTAGCGCCGCCAATACGGTGGCCTGTTCAGCGTCGTCAAGTTCTAGTGGCATGCTTCCCTCGGATGGTGTATCTCGCGATGTGCGCGATGTCTAAAAAAGCATAGCCGATGCGTGGCAGCACGTCAGGCGCTTACCGGTCATTCCGGGCATGTGCTTGGGGTGGAAAGATGTCAGCTCGTGTCCTATGTTTTGTAGACATATAGCCGAGCCAACAAGGACAACACAATGGAATTCAATATTGAGGCGAACACCCTGACGGTCACGCGCGAGGAGGCCCAGACTGCGTTGCTTGCTCAACGAAATCAGTGGGCCGCGAACGAGGGTGCCGAGTACCTCAATGATGTTTTTAACTATGGTTTTACGGGTTTTGACGCTCGCACAAACGAAGATCTTGCTCAGATTTTGATCGAGAGCGACGCGTCCAGCTATTTCCCCGAAGCCAGTCGGCCCGACGACTTTGACGTGGAGACGTTTGAAGCGAGCAACGGCAAAATCGAAGTCATTGGAGAGGTGCCTGAGTCGGAGAAGCAGCAGATCCTGCGTGAGTCAGCTCGCGAGCATGCGCCAGAACTGGTTGCTGCCCTTACCGCGTTAGGCGACGTTGGAAACGATCGGGCTATAGTGCGCGAGATCGCTCAAAAAGCCCTGGCGCGCCTCGCCGTGCCGGAAATCGTTGTCGCGCCCTTGGGTCAAATCGAGGATGAAAGAGAGGTTAACAAGGGGCGCGCCATGCGGGCAGGCTTGGCCATCAAATTCTACGAGACCAACTTCTCGGATGATGGGGACGACAAAGAGACTATCGCGAGCGACCTGTTGACGAACATCATGCACTGGTGCGATCAGCATGGCCTCGAGTTCAGCGATATGTCGAACCGAGCACGCGAAAATCACACCGCTGAAACGCTGTGTGAGACGGAGTCCTTCTAGGAAATAAGATTAAAAGACCCGGGGCTACCCGCACATCATCACATCGCGGAGGCCTAGGGCCCTTAGACCATGCGCATCCGAGTCGCCATGCGGCGGGCGATAGAAACATCTAGCACCAGTTTGTTTGGCTTGCAGCCTGGCTGGATTTCCTTGACGGTGCTAATGGCTTCCTCTCGGGTCAACCCGTCGCGCCGCATCAGGAAGGCGGCCGCGAGTGCAGGGGAGCGGCTGAGCGCCCCGGGGCAGCAAAACAGAATGACGCCCGGCGGCGCCTGCGCTGCGGCATCGAGGAGTGCGTTGACATCGTTTGGAAAGGCCCTATCAGGGTCGTCCGTGTTTTCGGTGTCTTTGAACCGGCGGATGGTCACGAAGTCATTGGGCTCAAACGGTAACTCGGCTCTTTCGTCGGCCGCGCCCACAATGGCGATGACTGTGACACCCTTGGCCTCGAGACGCTCGATGGTTTGTTTACTGTGCATCCATGAAGCAACGCAAACGCCGAGATCCTTGGACCGGTCAAGTGCTGCATCCGTCAAATACATCTTTGTGTCTCCGTACCGGTTGACTGCGTGCTAAGCGGAGGTGGGGCGCAAGAAGTTCATCGATTGCATGGCTTGCCCCAGCGGCGAGGTCTGCTTGGCTCTCGAGAACGCCATCTTGAAGTCCAATGGCTTGGAAATACCGACGATGGGGATCATCGGTCCGTTTCCCATCCCGTAGATGGCCAGTGAGCCGAAGTTGAAGATGCGCCCGAGGAAAGGCTGGAAGACCTGGACCGATTCGGTACGGTCGATTTCAAGTTCAAGGACATCGCGTCCAATGAACCCGTGTTTGGCAACGATGCGGCGGTTCGTGACCGCGATCTCTGTGCTCTGATAACGGATGAAGGCCGCGATCAGCAGTATTGCTCCTACCCCGATGGGGAGCAGCAGGAACCCGAAAAACAGGATTTTTAGCATGGACCAAAGGCTGATGTGGGCTCGGTAGACTAGGTCCTCCCCGGGCGCCATGGTGCTGTCGACGTAGCTGGCCATAAATGCAATCAAAAAAGCGGTCTTAATCCCGCACGTGTAGAGAATACCTTATAAACGACCACCGTCGGAAGAGGCATGGAAGCTCGAAGAGTCCCCTCTGGCCCGGCGTTTCATTGGCAGTTCGTCATGTCCCGGATTATCCAGATGATGTCGCAACTGACCTTTGGCCTGATTGAGCATCCGTCCTAAAAGATGCGCGTTGATCATGGATTTGGTCGAGCGCAGCGATTCGGTCGCCGCCGTGCGTGAGTATCGCGACGCCGTCATCGCTTCGAAGCGAGAATTCTATGAATTCGATTGGGACGTGATGTTCCAGGTACATCGGTTCAAGACGGGGCAGGGCTATGACAGCGAGGAGTCTCGCGCCGCTCGCAAGGAACGGGACGCTTCTAAGCGCGATTGTATTCTCGGGATGCCGTTGCCTAGGAGGATCGTAGGGCGCACGGCCAACTTTGGCTTATAGATGTTGCCCCGGATTCTCTGACCGACTATCATGTGCCGATGAGTAAAGAGGAATATTGCGCGCCGGTAAAAACTATCAAACTCGAACTAACCGTTCGGGTGGTTGAGGCAATAGACGGGCTTGTCAAAGTCGGGTTTTATGGGGCTTCGCGATCACAAGTCGCCGGGATGCTTATCGGGCGAGAGCTTGAAAGAATGGCGGCCAGCGGCACCCTAGAAGCCTTGATAAAAGCTCGCTCCGCGCAGCCGACAGATCAGTAACCGCCGGACGAATAATTCTCAAAGCGGGTATAGGTGCCAACAAACGTCAATCGTACCGAGCCGATCGGGCCGTTGCGCTGCTTGCCGATGATGATCTCGGCAGTACCCTTGTCCTGGGAATCCTCGTTGTAGACCTCATCGCGATAGATGAACAGGATTAAATCGGCGTCCTGCTCCAGCGATCCGGATTCTCTCAGGTCGCTCATCACCGGCCGCTTGTTCGGCCGCTGCTCCAGGCTTCTGTTGAGCTGCGAGAGCGCTATGACGGGGACATCCAGTTCTTTGGCGAGCGCTTTCAGGGATCGCGAGATCTCGGCCACTTCTGTGGCGCGGTTTTCGCCGGATCCGTTATTGCCTCCAGACATCAGTTGGAGGTAGTCAACGATAATAAGCCCAAGTTTTCCGCACTGCCGCGCCAGTCGCCTGGCCCGCGCGCGCAGCTCGAGGGTGCTCAGTGCAGGGGTCTCATCAATAAACATCTGAGCGTTCTGCATTTTCTGAATGGCGTGTGTCAGCTTCGGCCAATCTTCGTCAGTAAGGCGCCCGGTGCGCACCTTGTGCTGATCGAGCTTCCCAACCGAACCTATCATGCGCATCGCCAGTTGCGCGCCACCCATTTCCATGGAGAATACCGCGACCGGTAATCCGAGATCGATGGCTACGCTCTCACCTATGTTCAGCGCGAAGGCCGTCTTGCCCATCGAGGGGCGTCCGGCCACGATGATTAGGTCACCAGCTTGTAGGCCTGACGTCTTTTGATCCAAGTCTGCAAAGCCAGTTGCCACACCAGTGATGTCGCTGGGATTGTCCCGGTGGTAAAGCTCGTCAATCCTGGTAACGGCTTCCGTTAGCAACGGCTGCAGCGACACAAAACCTTTCGTGCCGCGTGAGCCGGCTTCGGCAATCGAGAAAACCTTCGACTCCGCTTCATCGAGCAGAGTCCTTGTTTCTCGACCTTGGGTATTAAACGCCGATTCGGCAATCTCGTCACCGACAGCGATCAGACGGCGCAGTATCCCTCGATCTCTAACAATCTCGGCATAGCGCCGGATATTGGCGGCTGACGGCGTGCTTTGGGCGAGATCGTTCAGGTACTGCAGTCCGCCGACGTCGTCGGCTTTGTTAGTCGCCTGTAGAGCCTCGAACACCGTGATCACGTCGGCCGGTTGTGAGCGATCGATTAGGCGCTGGATCGTTGTGTAAATCAGCCGGTGATCGTATCGGTAGAAGTCTTCGACCCGCACCACGTCGCCGATCTTGTCCCATGCCGCGTTCTCCAGCAGCAAGCCACCCAACACAGACTGCTCGGCCTCATTTGAATGAGGCGGAACTCTCAGTCCATCTATCGAGGCATCTGCCGACGGCGCACGACCTCTCCCGGGATTGGCGCGGTCGTTCACAGCGGTCGTGGCGATGCTGGCAGAAACATCTGTGGTTGCTGAAACTACGGGAAGACCAAGATATCTTAAAAACTATCGAAATGCTTAGTTGGTTTCCTCCCGTTCCTCACCTAATGTCGCGGACGACTTGCGACCTGAAAGAGCAGGTTCGGGACATTTCTATCTATTCTCTCAGAGGTTGACTTTAAGAGGTGGGGAGGCAAAGAATTAGCTATTCTACAAGAACATATTTATGGCTCATGCCCTTGCACCTGAAGTACACGCCAAGCTCCAAGCGTCGCCCCTGAGCAGCGCGGACCTGCAGTTGCTCCTCGGACAGAGTCAGCCCGTGATGTCTCGCATCCTGTCGGAATTGACGGAGCAAGGGGACATTGTGGCCCTCGGTCGTTCACGCGCGCGGATTTACGCCGCGACCGATCGAATTCCGGGGCTTTCGGTGGCCGTCCCTACGTACCGAGTCGGCCAGCTGGGCGAGGCCAAACTTTATGGTGGGCTGGTTCCGCTTTCATCTGACCGCATGGCCTTTGTCGACCCGCGCGGGAATTTCGAAATTTTCTCGGGGCTACCTTGGTTTTTTCACGACATGCGTCCCCAAGGATTTCTTGGTCGGCTGTTTACGAGAGCCCATCCAGAACTGTTCGGTTCTGCTGACGGCCAACTCGACATGACCCCGAGGGTGTCGGAATGGAGCGATCGGGACGTTTTACATGCACTTTCAGTGCGTGGTGAAGATTGCGTCGGTGATCTGATCCTCGGCGAAGAGTCGCTGCGTCGATTCAAAACCAATGTGTCGCATCCCCCTTTGGTAGTTGACCCTCAGGCCGCTTATCCGGAAATGGCCATCGCCACGTTACTTCACGGTTCAGCGGGATCGTCGGCGGGTGGAGAGCAGCCCAAGTTCCTTGCGAGCGTGCGGCGACCAGACGGGCAAGTCGCCCATGTGCTCGTGAAATTCTCGGGCCCGACAGATTCGGCGGTGGATGAACGAACCCGCGATCTACTGCTCGCCGAGAACCAGGCCCAGATCGCAATCGCCGAGTCTCCATTCGACGTTGTTGCCTCCGCCAGTCGGGTGATTCGCGCCGGCGGCCGTGTGTTTCTCGAAGTCGACCGTTTCGATCGCATCGGTGAATCGGGTCGCCGCGGGACGTTATCTCTCGGGGTTCTGGACGCACAGTTCTTAGGCCGCACAGGAAGCTGGTCCTCTCTCGCCGACGGGCTTGAGGAACAGGAATTGATCTCGCCGGCGGATGCCGACCGTATACGGTTTCTCTATTACTTTGGCGAGTTTATAGGGAACACCGATATGCACCCGTGGAACTTATCGTTCTTTCGACCGCCGGATTTGCAGGCGCGCGTGTTCACATTAGCGCCTGCGTACGACATGCTCCCCATGACGTACGCGCCCGTTAGCGGTGAAATCGTCGAGCGTGATGACCGCACGTATTGCATGCGGAGCGGATCCGGCAAAGATGTAGATATTCAACGGGAAGCCTTGCGCTGTGCACTGCTGTACTGGCAGAACGTTGCAGCTCTTAACGATATTTCTGACTCTTTCAAGACGATCGTCGCGCGCAACCTTAAGAATCTCCAGTCGATTCCAAGCAAAGGAGCCAACCAATTCCTCGTTAGCCGGGTTGAGTCAGCCGATCGTCCGCACCATCGACGCTCCCACGGCCTGAAGTGACGCAGCTGCCTGCGTCCTACGGGAGGCTTGCTTCGGCAGGCTAGGGCGACTCATCGTAGCGCTGCTGACGGCTTAATGGGTACGAAAAGAGTTCCATTTGCTGGTATCGAGTCGCATGCTGGCGTAGACCTCGAAAAGATACATCTCGACGGCATTGGAGATCGGCACAAAGGCGATCGACATTTCCTGGAGCTTCTTCTGACTCGCTAGAAAAGCGGCGGCGAATTCCTCGTCCAGCATTGCCTGTTCCCGTCGGAACTGGTGAGGGTGCATAGCCTTGGCCATCCGGTAGACCAGTGAAGCCGAAAAGTGGGAGCGATGATTCAGGTGCTGAATCAGCCGTTTGATGACAGCCCTGGAGATGCCGACATATTCGGGCGTAGTGCCGTCAAAGAAGACATAGCATCCGGGGAAGTCCGCGCGGTGCCCGATCTTGGTTAACGCTGCCTTTGTGCAACTCTTGAAACCTACCAAGTCTTTGGCTGCGATTGGCGCCTTCATCGATTCCTCGAGTTCAGCAAAGAGTCTCGGCAGCTCAGTCTTGGCGAGGTCGTCGAATGTGAATTGGCAACCGTCGATGGCCATGTCACACCTTATCTTTTTTGTAGGCTAGCTCGAGAGGGGCGATCGCCGCCGCCTGCGCCTCCCGTAGCATGAGCCAGTCAGTGACCCACTGTCCTCCGGCGCCATGAGTGACATCAATCTTCGGGGACGAGTTCTTGTGCCGTGTATTCACGAGAGGGCGAAGTGTGTGGATAAGCTTCGCCTCGACATCGTCCAGTTTTGCGTCCCCGCTTACTGCGCCAATCCAGACGACGACCTGTTCAGCGAACCGAAAGCCAGCCTTTAGAATTGGTTCGAGGCTCGCGAAATGATGCAGAAGGTAATTGGTCTTGGGATCGTCGTGATCGAGTTCCCACCAAACTTCAGCGGCGCTGGCTAATGTAGGAAGACCAAGCCCTTCAGGCTCGCCAAAGCACTTCGGAATCTTGTAGCGACCGCCAATGAGCGACATAAAGTGGTCGCGTAGGCGCGTCTGAATGGAGGTGCTCTTGGTGGCTTTCCCAACGTACCAAAGTACGAAGCCTTGATCAGTAGGAAAGCCCCAGGCGTAGACGCCTTCCTTGCGCATGGTCTTCGATTGGTCCGCGGCTTTACCGCGACCCAGCAGGACAGCTGCAGAAAGGGGCATGAAATCGTGCCAGTCGACAGTGGCGGTGGGGGTAATTGGCGGCGTTAGCGTCATGGCAGTGAGAGTGGCTCGGGATCGTCGGCGTCGCAGCCCATCCCGAGCCCGAGAATGGAGGCGACATGTACGGAGAGTTGTCCAGAGAGGTGTGTCGGGACGTCATCACGGCGGAGAAGATATTTGCCGGGATCACGCACCAAACCGCAGTAGGTCCGGTCGCCTTCGATACCCAGGGCAATGCATGGTCCAGTATGGCAATCGAGGAACTCGCTCGCCAACGCGCAAGGTTGCTCGGTGCAGCACCAGCCGCACTGGTTGCAGGGGGCGGCAAACTTTGGTTTGGCCACCCGGATCGGAATCGAAGCCAACGGTCTAGCTGCTCGAGTCTAGGGCCAATCGGATGGTTGCGGCTGTCTTTGGGCCGACGCCCTTGACGGCGCGTAGCTCGTCCTCAGACGCCGCGAAGATCGCGCGGACGGATCCAAAGTGACCGAGCAGGGCTTTCGCGGTGCTCGCCCCGCAACCTGGTAGGCCTTCGACGATGTAGCGAGCTGCTGATGGCCCGGATTTGGGCTTCGGCGAAGCCCGCAGCGGCAACTCGTACCCAAGACCGTGTGTCGCATGGATGGCCATGCGCCAGATCAGATGCGGCGTTCTTGCCACGCTGGGTGACCACATCAGGTCGACGGCAGACAGAAGCGAGATGTAGGACAGAGCGCCGTCGATGGCTTCCGGGGTGATCGCGCTGCGGGTCTTGTACGGATCGCCCTCGATGAGAACGATGCTGTGCCTGTATTCGATCTGCATGCGCGCCATCTGCTCGAACAGATGTCCACTCATGACGCTATTGACGAAGTCGGTCGCTTCTTTACGCTCGATCGCCACACCCTCGGCAATCACATAGTCACCGCTTGGAAGCTGTGCCTGGGTGGCTGTGACGCCAGGGAACTTCTGTAACGCTGCCAGCGTGCCGGCGCGCAGCTCCTGGCTGTCAACCGTGATGGTGACGGGCTTGACGCTGCTCTGCGCGCTGTCTTCTGCAGCCATAGGATCCTCGGGATTGGCGCGCCCGCCAAGTTGCAGGCCGATGCAATCTACCAGTTCCGGCCGAAAAGTGACAAGCGAAGGCAACTCGCGTGGACGAATTCGAAGAAAGGGCTATCTTTTTCTGAGACCTAAGACTACGAAACGAGCCATGAATAATCTTGTGAACCCGAGCACGCTGCCCAGCGACGACGCCCCGGGTTTTGAGCGCATCGCGCACACCAACGTCGTTGAACCTGGCCAGTATTGGAAATGTGTCACCACGCCTGACATACCAAAGGGGGTGAAGCACCATTTCGAGGAAGGTTCAGTCCATCTCCTGACGGATATTCGCTTCTTCGATGGCAAGCTCCATGCGGTGGAGTTGCTCGACGATCCGGCCTGCGGCAAGGATCAGAGCGTTATTACTGTGACGATGCTCATGGAATCGTTCGAGTTGGTTTCAATCGAACAGGCGCAGGCCCGCCGCCAGGAACAGCTTAAGGAGATTCAAACCCGTGTGGACGACATCCAGACCGAAATGAGGGAGGCCGCCATGGACCCCGCTCGCCTCGCCGGTGTCGTGGAAAAGGGTGTGCGTGAATGGGAAGAATCGGTTGCGCGTGAGGCGGAGGCGCGTGCACCGAAGGGAGAGAAGCCCAAGCGCCGCAATAAGGACAATCTTCCTGCCGTAACCACTAACGGCCGCTTCGATTTGACCGCGGCGGTAGCCAATAAGATTTCATCGACCGACGTCGCCATCTTTGCGCACCAGGCTCAAAAGCAGGGGAGGATCGCCGAGATCCGCGCCAATTGGTTGAAGAACAAGATGGAAGACATGGCCCGGGTCATGAAACTCATGACGCCGTTCTATGCAGAGCACGCTGCTCTTGGGATCGCTCGCGCTCACGAAGCCATGCATACGGCCAAGGAGATTGAAAAAGGACTGCGATCGCTGCGTCTTTACACCGGCGAATCCGTGACGGTCGTTCCGATCGCCACGGGTAAGAGCGCGCCATCAACCGAACCGCTGACGATTTTCCAACGTAAGTTGTTCGTGAACGAAGAGTTGGCTGTGTTCGCTCGAGTGGGGGCTGACTTTGATATCGAGAACATCGGGGAATTCAAGGACGTCCTGGCACAGAACACAGATCTGCAGCAACAGATTCTGCCCGCGCAGCGTGGCGTGGTGGCCCTTGCGATGCGCCGCGATGACGCGAAGTACGACAGCAAGTCATTGGCCGAGATGATCGATGCACACGACAAAAACGAACTGAACAAGCGCGTTTTTCTGTTGGTGCGGAATGGCGAGAATTTCAGCCTGGTCTACTCGGGCGAGCCTTCACACGAATTGGCGGAGCGGCTTTTCCCGACGCGTAATGAAATCGAAGGTGTCTTCGATGGCGTCGACGGCGACACCATCAACTTCAACGATCTCCGATTTTCGAGGCGCGCGTCGGCCTACGACGATAAGTCGCTGGCGTACAAGCGCTTCTTGATCCTCTTGGCCGGGCTTGCCCATCGCAAGAAACTCTTCGGCGACTTCTACCCGGCCAGTGAGGAGATGAATTTCATCTCGAGAGGTTTTCAGCGCAAGTACATGCGCTTTGTCTCAGACGATGATGGTGATGTCATGCTGGGCGACACCGTTGGCGACGTCTTGAAGCTCATCGAACACAATCAAACCCAGTTGGCGGCCGGCTGCCGCGTGATCGTCTTTTGCGACGAGGCGCTTTATCAGCAAGACGCTGTGCCTGGGGTGTGGGACAAGGGGTACCGAGGTAGCGATGGACGGCGTTATTACAGAAAGCTTTGCGAGGCGCATTCGCCGGTCGTGATACAGACAGTCAAGCTGAGCAAAGGTGATCTGGTGGTCGAGATACCGGTGCGCCGTGACACTCAACGTGGTCGACGCTCCCAACGGCTTGTGCGTCCGGACTTCAATGCCCGCCTAGCGCTCAACAAGTTGCAGACTGGTGGCGATTGGGGGCTCTGCTACCTGGTGATCGACGATCTCGAAGTCGAATCGCTGCGGCCATTCATCTTCAATCGGCGCTCGCGAGCGCATCAGATCAGCTACATCCACGGTTTCAAGCAGGCGTTGGCCGCGCTCGGTCCTGAGGAGGCAGCGAACAAGCCAACTCGAGCAATGATTCAAGAGAGGTTGGTCACACATTACAACCTGAACGCAGAGCAGGCTCGTATTGCCGCAACCTCTGCCATTCAGACATGGCGCCTCAAGAATCCCGAAGACGGGATGCTTCCTGAGTTGGGAAGCCCTTTGTTTCCATCGCTGGATTTGGAGCTTGCTGAGGCTGCACATGCATTTTCGAACGCCCTGCATAAGGTGCTGGCCAGTGTCGAAGCGGTCGGCGGCGTCCCTTACCGTGTTTCGCGCGGCAAGCGCGGAGCCTTGATTGCCTACTACGAGCCGCCGCTCGCTGAGCGAGATTTGAGGTTCGTGGACTGGAGAATGTCCGGCCGCCGGATATTCAACTCCTCTGGTGTGCCATCCAAGACCGCAGCTGAAAGTGTCTGGGTCGAGCGTGGCTCTGCCATGGGGGAGACCACGATATGGAGCCAGCCCAGCACATTCGAGCAGGCTCAAGGGTCCGCGCGCGAAATGCATAGGCGCGGGGCATTCGTGAACGGCGGCTATTACGAGGAGGCCATGGCGCCAGGGGAGTCCCCTATCGCCGGTGTGCAGACGCGGCTGGATCTGGTGTCGGAGCTGGCCGAATATCTTTCGGACGCCTTCAAGGGAGAGCGCCAGGGGGTGAGCGATCGCATGTGGACGCTGACGGCCGACTTCCTGGGGCGGCACCACAGAGGCAACTCGGCGGTCGGGCGGCTGAAACGGACCTATCTGCTACCTTTGGCGGCGGATACCGATGGTGTCAGCGTGATTGGCATCCACGTGTGCCTAGCGGACTTGTTTTACTACTACGCATCGGACGCTCAGCGCGCGGTGTTGCTCGCGGCGCTGCGGGCTGACGCATCCAAAAGCGAAGATGAAGACGATCTGATGGAGGAGCTGGGGAAGCATCTGGAACTGAGGCCCGCGCTGAACTCAGTGCGCAACCCGATCTGGGTTGGTCCCTTGCAACTGGATCCGTCCTGCTTCGGCTACGGCTCGAATCTACCAACGCTTAAGTCGGGTGAGAACCGGCTCAATCGCAGTTTTGAGCAGTTCTTTGCATCGGTGAATCCACGTCAGGACGGCCCGTTCATTCGAGATACCTTCACCGAGCCGCGGACGTTCTGGATACCGGGCACGCTACGTGACAAGGATGGCAATATCTCGATTTCGAGGCTCTTTCCCGGGCTGCCAACAGCGTAGGGCGCTAATGGCTGTCTCTGGACTGTGCTCGTAGCTGGAAGAGATAGCCTGTGTTGCATATGCTTTTCTGATCGAGTGTAACGAGAGGTCGCATGAAGCGCAAATTCACAGGCTGGTTCATTTCGGGAGACAAGAATCCCCGTAAGGTAGGCGTCTACCAACAGCGGCGCTACAAGAGCGTCGGGCCTACCATGTACGCCTTCTGGAGTGGCTCAGGCTGGGGGTGCATGTGCTACACGCCAGGCCATGCGTACAAGTGGCGTAATACTCGCGCTCGGTATCCATCTGGCATTTTTTGGCGCGGGCTGCTGGCTACTTGAGTCTGCCGTATCTGTTGGGCGTGATCGATGAAAGGAGAACAAAAATGCGATGGGGACAGCGGCGCAAGACTGAGGCTCACGAGAAATCAATGGGCAGCTATGAAATGCATGCGTGGAGGGATGCCTGCGCGATTGCTTATCAGGCTGTTGAAACATTTGGGGCCGAAGTGGTTCGCAAGACCTATCTGGAAATCGAGAAGGAACCGCTACAAGAATTTGAAGATTCCAACACCGACCTGATCGCTGACTTCATCAAGCGTAGTGAAAGCCAGAGAGCGTCCGTGGTCAAGAAACTTCCTGATGACCGCACAAGAATCGGATTTCTTGTGCTGGCTGTCCTGGGATGTTTGCGAGGGCGTGAAATTCTCGATCTGCGCGACCAGTATCGCTATGCCTTCGCGCCCGGCAGCGGCAACCGGATTACCCTGGCCCAGATTTATGCCTTCTCGCAGGCTGTCAAGAAGCTCTACGACTATGCGTGGCCTGCGGAGGTCTTCCGCGCAATTGGAGAAAGCGGCGAGGACGACGACGGTCCTGACGATGAGGAAGAAGATTTTGACGATGACGCGGCAGACGTCGCGCCAGACCCGCAGGAGCGCGCCGCACCAGCACCCGCACCAGCACCGCGCAAGGAAAATCAGATCGCCGTCTTCATCGGCGATTCCCCATCCTACATGGTCCTGGAAGATGGGAGGATTGCGCCAAAGCGGGAGGGCGCAAGAGGTACGCCGTTATGGCGCATGGTGGCGATAAACATCCAAACAAACGGGATGTCGGTTCTGCTTGGTCCTCAACCGACCGATGCACATCTCATTCTTCAGCTCGCTTCCCTCATCAAACGTGAATCCACCTCGGGGGCGCAGGCAGTCCTCATTTTCACCAAGCCTGAGGCGGCGCTGGCTGAGCGTCTGGACCGGCATATTGGCGATCCAGTTCCGGTTACTGCGATCGCAAATGCTGGGTTAGCCAGGAGATCGTTCGCACGATGCTTCGAGGCAGTTCTCGAGGCGTTGCGTCTCGAACTGGATCTGATCGGCGAGCCAATGCCAACGCTGAAAGAGCTGGCCGTCACGGATGGGGGCGCCAACTCACCCGCATGGCCGATGTTGACCGGATGGAGCGCAGCTGACCCCTCTGAGAGAAGGGACCAACCTCATCTCCGGATCGAGATGGAGGTGACAGTCAAGCGTTTGTGTCTTTTGCGCGGCCGCTGGAAGGGGCCGTTAGACACGATCTATCCCGGCATGAACGGATTGACCCGAGAACGCCTGCCCGAGAACTATCTCGCAAAAGAGATCAAGAAACTGGATCGGTATGAGGATAATGGGCAGCTGACTGCCCTCGGCCATTTGATTCTTGGCACAGCCCGGTTGCTGCGCAAGTGGCATGAGCACGAATCACATGATGACGCGGCTGAAGTCGAAGCAAGCCTAGGGGAACTAATCATGACGGCTGAGGGCTCCCGTGACCAGCGAGCGGGGGCGGCAGGCGTTTCGTTTCGGCTGCGCGATGTGTGCCCATACGGATCGATCGATAGCGACTTCATTGAGCGCAGTGTTTTGAGATCGCTGGCCTCAAGTGTCTCTGACAAAGTTTTCTTCGCACACGGCAGCGGGAGGCGTGTTCAAGCCTACTGGGCGAATGCCGAGGTTGGCGCGGTCGCAAGAGGGGGCGTAGCTGGCGATGTCTCGGGCAGTTTGTTGGGGCTTCCACAGTACAAACGTATTGCCAAGTTGATCGTCCCTATCTTTGCGAAACGCGGCATAGAGCTGAAACTTTGCTTTGGTCTTCAGAGAGAGGACTGGTTTGCGGACCGGGGTTACATTTTCAACTGGGCGTCCCGATATGGACGCTGGGACACAGCTGCCTCAAGACTGATTGACGAGGTTCGCAATGAGCGGGACTTCCCAAAAAAGAACTGGGTTCAGCCTCAGTTGGCAGCTGGCGGAGCCCGTTTTATGCTGATTGCCACCGCGAGTTCTGATGCGATCCTGAAAGGGGTGCCGGCCGCATGGAGCGAGGCGGCGCCTGTGCTCAATGAGGGAATTAGCGTCGCCTTGAAGGAAGCCCAGATCAATATCGCTTTCGCCGCATCTAAAGAGCTTGAAGACTATGTCGCTCCATATGCCAAGGGCAGTCATAGACTCAGTTTGATGCTCGGCCACTCGTGGAACATGACAGAGAGTCACGAAAACTATCCAGTAACAAAGCAGTAGCGTTGCTTAGCAGAACCAACCGATGCCGGAGCCACATCAATGAGTTGCAATCGAGAAAACGTCATCTGGAAAGACCGGACCGGAAAGTGGTCCATTGGCTTTTTTGACTTCCACCAGAACGGAGATGATCCTGAATGGGATGTGGAATACGACCATTCCAGCTTTAACTTCGCATCGGTCGGCCACGATTCCGCGGAGTCGGCTTACGCGGCGTGGCGCGGCACCAATCCAGGCGGTTCTGTCATCTGCACCGAACCCACGGCCGAGACGGATAGATACGACGAAATGGCCGCGAAGTATATCGCCGCCGAGCGCGCCTTACGCGCTTCGTCACGCCGGATGGGAATGTAGTTCTGAGCGCGGCGCGCCATCGAATCTCGGGTGGACGAAACTTCGTGGCTGGATATCCTTTCTTCAACGAAAAGGAAATCACATGCCACTCTTTGAATGCGAAGTAAAAATCCGGGTCGAAGCTGACGATAGTGACTCAGCTCGTAGCGAGGTCCTAGACGAAATTCTCGGCGGCTTAGTCGAGACCGGCATCATCAGAGGCGGCTCCCTGTTGCCTGGCTGTAAAGAGCTTGATGACGATTTTGAAGACGACGACGATGATTCCGAGGATATCGGGTGAGCGCCTCCCCACTAGCTGGCCTATATCTGACGAACATCTCCTGCCTCCCTGCTGACCAGAAGAATGCGTATGTGGGGGACGGCGTGACGATGCGTGTCGGCATCCCGCACAAGAGTGGCAAGCTGGCAGCACACGCATTCAATGAGGGCTACCCAGCAATGGTGAGCGCCAATGCGTTCTGGAACGCGCGTGCAGGCGAGTTTCGATTTCCACAATACACAGACTTGATGGATATCGACTGGGCGCTCGACAGTGCCGGTTACACCGCAATCAAGATGTGGCAGGAGAAGGGCACCCAGGTCGGCATGGCCGGCGTCTTCCCGTGGACCTATCAGCAATACATCGAGTTGGCATCAGAGGCGCGGGCATCATGGTATTCAGCGCCGGACCTATGCTGCGAGCCCGAAATCGCGTCGAATCAGACCGCGATCGATTACCGGCTTGATGCCACCGCAACCCTTTTGTACGGCTGCCTCGAGGTGATCTACGACTGGCAGTCGCAGCTGGCCATAGAGTGCTCGCCATCGATCGTTGCTGACGTCATCCGTCCGCCGGTCCCCGTCATTCAGGGTTATAGCATCTCAGACTACCTGCGTAGTCTCGATCAGACCATGGAGGTCTGGAACTGCTGGGCTGATTGGCTTGCGCCTCCCGCATTGATCGGGCTGGGGTCGGTGTGCCGCCGGGATCTTAATCATCCGAAGCACGGCTTGTACGCCATCCTGGAGGGTCTGGACGGCAATATCCCGGCCGGCACAAAGGTTCATCTGTTTGGCGTGAAGGGCGAGTGCCTAAGCCGCATCAAGATGTACGACTGGGTGGTCGGAGCAGATTCGATGGCCTTCGATTACGGTGCACGCATGAAGGCGGTCAAGGCTGGTCATTCGAACACCATGGAGCACCGCTCGATCGAGATGACGCATTGGATGGAAAAAGCGAAGGCACGCCTCGCCCCGAGTGCCGGTGATCAATTCAGATTGAAGCTCTAGCTTCTCAAAGGACGTGCCATGATTATAGTGAAGGACACACACCAGGTTGAACCAAGGGTTCCAGGTACGAAGGGTTTCGCCTGGCTCAAGATCATCGCGGGCTGGCCGGGGACAAAGTTCAATTTCCAGGAAACCAGGCTCGAGGTCGAGCCGTGGCATTCCGGCGTCAGCGTGGACGTCACGATCACGAGCCACTACCCTGAAACGAATGCCAGATCCGCACACGGGAGTCTGAGCATGGAGCCCGAGCAAGCTCGCATCCTGGCGCGCCAGCTTATCGACCTTGCAGATCGCTTCGACGCAAAACCAGGTTCTACTACCGCTGCTGTTGCAAGCGTCTGAGAGAGCGGTTCAACTCGGAGACTTGATCAGAGACGGCCCGCAGTAGCAGAACTGTCTTGTGGCGCGTCAGCCCGGCATCGTCCGTCGCCTTGGGCACTCGCAGCAAGCCTTGCATCATCTCAAAAGCGGATACGGCGCCGGGCGCTGAGTTCGACGTTTTTACGCCAGAATTCCAAATAAGACTCAGAAACCTCCACCACGCGCTCAAGGCATCGTCGACCGCGCGTTTGTGGGATGCGTAGCCTCCCCTGGCGAGCACAACCTGTACGGTGCTATCGATGCACAAAAGGGTTTGGCCCGTTGCTTTCACGGCATCTGCCAGGGTTGCCTCTGGATCCATGCAGCCAGACGAGAGCACTCCAATTAGTTTCGCCTTAAGTGCGTCGAGGTTGAGTGCCGTAACTTCTGGAGGCGGACTTGATTCGGAAAATCTGTCCGCATCTGGCTTGGTCGTCGTCTCAGGCTCCGCTGGCTTCTTGGGAGCGTCCTCCTTTTTTTGCGCCGTCTCCTTGCGCGCAACAGGCTCCGGCTTCTCGACGGGCTTTTCCGGTGGTTTTGGCCGGGGACGCTTTTCGATGATGGCCCTTACCAGCTCGAGATCGTCTGCGGCAAGATTCGGGAACTTGTCGGGCGCCTTCACACTAACCGACAAGTGGAGATCGCCGCGTCGACCTTTTAGGTCTTTTGGTAACCCCAAGCCGCTAAAGCAAATATCCCCACCTTGGGCTGTTCGCGGCTGTACGACGACCTCCAGGGTTTGTCGAAGATGTTTGTGGTGCAGGACGCAACCGAACCACGCCTGAAAGTAGTCAATTTCGATCGCAGACCAGATGTCGAATCCACTCTCAAACATTGGCTCGTTGACGACAATGTGGACCTTGACCTTCAAATCACCCGTTTTCCCGCCGCGTAGTCCGTCTGCGCCGCCGCCTGGAACTGTGATCTCGATGCCATCGGGCGTTAATTTCGGAATACGAAAATCGACCACTCTTTGGCGCTCTGTGCGGCCTGAGTCCTTGCATGTACGGCATCCGGAGTAGGTTCGTTGACCGTCGCCTAGACAGCTGGAGCATGTGAATTCCTTACGGCCGTAGCGACCGCCGTAACGAAAGCCACGCCCGCTGCACGATGTGCAGGTCTTGGTGTAAGTCCCCTCGCAAGAGCCGGAACACGTTCTACAAGTTTGCTCGACTTTGACTTTGACGGTCTTCTCTGCGCCGAAGATGCAGTCCTCCAGCGAGATGTCGAGGTCTATCCGCGCATGTGCGCCATTGACTGGCGGATTGTAGTACTGCCTTGACGTATCATCGCCCCGCCAATGCCCATCGAAGCCCGGATTGAAGCCCGGTGAATAGTGAGTCGAGGAATCGTCCGAGGAGTCTTCGTCCTCATCGTCATCGTCATCCTGGTCGGGCGAATACGAGCCGTCTCGCAATTTTTCGTATGCCATTTGATTGGCAACGAACTTCATGTGACTCCCGCGAGGATCGTTCGGATGCTTGTCGGGATGCCACTGCTGCGCGCGACGCCGGTAGGCGGCTTTGATCTCGTCGGCGGTCGATCCTGGTTGAATACCGAGGACTTCGTATGGATCGCTAGCGCTGGACATCTAGAAACCATACAGGAAAAAACGAAAATTGATAAGAAATACGCGATGGTTTTTAAGCGATTAAATCGCCCTGTCGGGTTAGTCACACTTTTACTTAAAATCTCCGACCGACTTTACGACAGATGATTCGATCATTCGGTCCAAGGTTCGACTCCAATCCCTGGGGCAAGTCCTTGTTTTTCTTGATCAGCGGCATCGCGCCTGGCAATGTGAGGGGCGCTGGTTCGAATCCTCGACCGACTTTATTCACAAGCTTTCACACGAAGAGCCCGCGGACGAGTAGGCGCTGGCGACATCTCCATTTGTCTGGTGGCGCCCCAGACTTCACCCCGGCGATGTCGGCTGGCGCATTGGATTACTCAGTAACTGCTGATCAAAAATACTTCGCGACCAGCGCGAAAATAAGCGCGATCTCACAATAATACGGATGCAACCAACTCAAAGGAGACCATCATGGGAAGACCCTCAAAACGATTATCCGCATCTGAACTAGCATCACTTTCCGAAGATCAGCGCCTCGTCGCGCGCGCCGTCGACCACGCTGTCGCTGAGGGCGAAAGTGTCAAATCGATTGCCCTCACCGCGGGCCTGAATGGAAACGTGCTCTCAATGTTCCGGGGCGACACCAAGGTGCCGCTCGAGCGCGTCCCCGGGCTGGTGGCAGCACTGAAGACGCTCGACGAGCCCGAGCTGACACTGGCCTCGCTTGGAAGCCACTTCCGGGATCAGCCCAATGCTCAGGAAGCTATTGTGCGGACCATTATGTGGTTCGCACAGCAACCACCGGCGCAAACTCAGATTCTAGAAGTGGTTAATCGGGTGCTGGCTGAGGCGGCAGCGAGCGGGTTGACCATCCCTGAGCCAATTCCCGTCGCAACGCTCATGGCGATCGAGGTGGCTCTGCGTGCGGCGATTCAAGAGGAGACAGCCGCCCGCATGGTGTAGAAACGCGCCCTGTAGTTCAGAACCGCAGCCGCTTCTTGCTGGTGGGTGGGAGCGGTTATCCCCAAAAAACGGTATGCCACGACCTGTACACACAGATCGTTTATAAGATATCTTATGACCGTTGACATACTTTAGCATTTTCACGAACAACAATAGTGCGCCACTGAGATCCATATGCCCGAGAACCTCCTCAATTTGATCGACGGTACGCGTCTGGTGGACACCGCGACCTATTTGTCAAAAGCGTCCCGAAACGGACTCGATCCATTGGTGGTCGAGCAGTTGCTGCGTCGTTTTGCGACGATTTCTGGAAACTTCGCCTACTTGGCTAGCTGCTTGGCAGCGACCGCTGAGCGGTTTGACCGAAAAAGCCATAGTTCCATCTCACGCAAGCAACTTGCGGTCGAGACGTGTACGTTGGCCGCAAGCTTGCTTGATGGCGTCTACAGTATCAGCGCCGCTCGAAACCCTGTCGTTGTTTTGGAATCGTGTCATACGGCCGTAAGCGAGATTCTGGCGGTCAATGGTGCGATGCCGGCCGCGCTAGAGGTTTCTTCGCCGCTCGACTTTGTTATGAGTTCGTGGACGCGTGGGCAGAGTGAGCTTTTGCAAGAACTGTCCATCGTTCAGCAGGGATTAGTGTACGTCGCTGACGCTCATGTTCGTGTGGGTGCTTACGACCGCACGGCGAGGGCCAGCCAGACGCAGCGATCGCGACAACTTAGCATTCTGAACAACTCGATCGAAGCTCTGACGCAAACCGGCAAGGTCTATCGCCGAGCAATGGCGAATGATCGCGCCGCCGCCTCGAAGCGCTGCACCGACGCTGCCCGCCTCATCGAAGGGCTTTTGTCACTTCGGCAGAAAACGCCGTCGCGTTCGAGCGAGCGTCACGGGGTGCCCGCATGAGCGCACTCCCTAACGCTGCTCTCGCCGAACCGAAGCCGGCCAAAGCCAAGTGGAAATTTCGTTTCGCCAGTGGTCTTGTATCCGAGGGTAGTGGTGATATCCCAGACCGCATTGCTCGCTTAATCGGGAGCCTGCTGATCTTTGGTGCGGCGTCTGGTGTCGAAATCCTCGAGACTGATCGCAAGCTCGTCTGCGTGTCGCACCCGGGAGGCGGTCTGTTGTCCGTGGAATGGCAAGACGCGAGTGGTGAGGTCTTGGAGACCGTCTGGTCTTGCGATCAGCCGTACATCGATCCGGCCGCAACCACGCCAGGCTTGAGTGACGATGACATGCGGGATTTGTGGCGGCGCGCTGGCGGCGAATTTCACGGTCCTCATATCGAAACCGGGACACTCGAGGAGGAAAAGCTTCTGCCTCTGCTCAGGAAAATGCTCCGAGGCGAAGTGGTCGTCGGCGACCCGCAGGGGTGAATAACTGAACTGAGGTCCGAGTGAGGGACTCTCGATGGAGAACTTGAATGCCAGCGGAAAGTAAGAAGTGCGTTGTGAAAGATGGGAAGTTCGTCGTCCCTTGCGCGTACCTGAAGCGCGCCACGGAGTATGGCAATCCTTCGCCTAAGCGCAAGGGCATCTACGCGGTAAAGCTCAGTATCGAGGGCACCCCGACGCGCACCTTCTTCGCCGTCAAGAGTGGTGAAAACGTTGCCAAGGGGGCGGTGCTTCATTTTTGCCCTTTCTGCGGTGAGAGGATTGAAGCGCCTGCCCTACGCGAATCTACGGACCGAATCGCAAGCGCGCCTGCGCCCGTCCTAGCGGCTTGAGCGCAGCCACATGCGTGACATACCCATGATCTTCAGTGGCCCGATGGTTCGGGCATTGCTGGAAGGGCGGAAGTCGCAGACGCGGCGCCTGGTCAAGCTTCCGAAGCGACTGACGCAGGGAGACCTGAATACCGCGCGACCGGACAAAATGTGGGGTATCACGCCAGGTCTTCATGTCCCGATGCCATCAGAAGATATCTCGCGCCGCCTCCGCAACCCATACGGCTTTCCTGAGCCCTGCCGCATCTGGGTCAAGGAGACCACCTTGGATGTCGAGTCGTCAGGCTGGGTCGGCCCAGTCTATGTCGAGTCCCAGCAGGGTGCGGCAGCTGTTCAATGGGGTTATGGCGAGAGCGATGATCCCGATTTCATCGAGCCGTTTCGGCTAAAGAAGCGTTCGTCCATGTTCATGCCTCGCAAGTACGCCAGGCTTACTTTGAACGTGGTCAATGTCTCGGCTGAGCGCTTGCAGTCGATTTCGCCGGCCGACGTGAGAGCGGAGGGACTCGTGGTCGATGGCGACTTGGCCAACACACAGTTGGTCGACGAATACGCGAGGGTATGGGAAGGTCTGCACGGTGCGGGATCCTGGGCTGCTAATCCCTTTGTCTGGCGAATCGAATTCTCAGTACATGCCCTGACGGGTGACCTGCAATGAAGACCAAGCAGAGCACCAGCAGCCCGATCTGCCTCTCACCCGGGGAGATTCGTCAGATCCTCAATGGTCTAAAGACTCAAATCAGGTTGCCCCTTGATCCGCAGCCAGTCACCTTTGACCAGGGTGGTCATGAGTATTGCAGCGTTGCCATTCATGGCGCGACCCATTCAGGTTCCGCTGGATATTTGCTCAATCATGTAAAGTCGAAGTTCGACAATCCATATTTCGCCGAAGAGCGCGACACCGAGCTTTGGATACAGGAGCCGTGGATCGCGCTGCAACGTCGGACACTTCAGAATCCTTCGGTGGATATCTCGGCCGCAGACGGCGCGGTGGCGAATGACGTCCTGCTTGGATACGAGGCGACATCGATGGTCAATGCCCCTACCTTGATGGATGGTACATATTGGGACGGCGAGTGGAATCGGCCTTCGTCGATGCCTCGCTGGGCGAGCCGCCTCACGCTGTTCATGACCGACGCACGCATCGAGCGCCTGCAAAACATCCAGGATGACGAAGCCATCCGCGAGGGTGCGCCATACTTCGGTCAGGGTGGAATTGCCGCTCGAGCCAGCTTTGCGTTGCGTTGGAATGAGTCTTGTGCCAGCGCGGTGCAATGGTCGGCCAATCCATTTGTTTGGGTTTTGTCCTTTGTGCCACTGTTGAGGGGGCGTCCAATTGGCTAATACGGATCACGGCAACGCTGCTGTGTGCCCCGCTTGTGGCTACAAGAACAACGACTCCTGGGAGATCGGCGGCGGCGAGGAGGGCTCTCACGAACATGATTGCCACTCGTGTGGCGAAACGTTCCTGGTCTACCGGCACGTGAGCATCTCATACAGCTCGCGGCCGCTGAAGTAGTTCGGCGCAATGCAGGTTAATCCCCAGTCCGGACTATTCGGAGAAGCGGATATGGGCGCGCGCTTTTCCGAGTGCCGCAAGTACCGCTATCAACTGTGGCGCATTTGGGAGCCGTCACTCCCCCTCGCTGTGTTCGTAATGATGAACCCATCGACTGCAGACGAGATTACCAACGATCCAACGATCACGCGTCAGGTACGTCGAGTCACAAAATGGAAGTCGATTTCCGGTGGCGTACTGGTCGACGGAGAGGATATCTCGCAGCGGTTGGGTGGCGTTATGATCGTGAACGTCTTTGCTTGGCGCGAGACGGACTCGAAGCTATTGAAGGGGTTGGTGGCAAAGGGTGTGGATATCGTCGGGCCGGAGAACGATCAAGCCATTCTTGAAGCTGTGTCAAAAGCGGCGATCGTCGTTTGTGGCTGGGGGATCCCTGGTGGCTTGGGCGATCGAGGAAACCGCGTTCTCAAATTGATCGCAAAAGCAGGCGTTCGACCGCATGCACTAAAATTTAATGATGACGGATCACCGGGCCACCCGCTCTATCTCGGGTATGACGTCATGCCAGTGCCGATTGTCTTGACGTAGACAATCGCAAGGTCTTGAGCCTCCCTACCGCTAGTTTTGGTGTGTGCTTGGCGCCGTAGCCCCAGGCTTCGTGACGACCTCTGGCTTGCAGCGACCGACGAGCGGGTACCAGTGATAACCAGTCACTCGCATCCACGACGTCTGCCGCTCTCGAGTCTGAATCGCTCCGCAGGTCTGGCATTGGCGCTTCGGCCCGCCACGCATGAAGCGCTCGGGCGTGTTCTCATCTATGATTTTCCAGTCATGTTTCACAAGATCCTCGGCGGTGCTTGAGCCAAAAAAAGCATAGGCGCTCTCGCGCACTTCGTCACCCTCACTGGCCCGGCGAGAGATTTTGCCCTACAACCGTGGTAATCCTTTGCAGAAATCCCAACAAAGTGAGAAAGTATCGAAATGCTTAGAAGATATTCTATAAACGTCCGCAGTTAGAGGCTCGAGAATGGCAATTGCGCAAAACCACGCCGTCAGCGGCGAAACCGAATGTGACGGCAACATGTTCGAAGAAGTCACCCCATTCGACCCAAGTCCGCTCATGATTCGCGCTGGTGCCATCTCCTTGGCCGTCAGTAAGGATGGATACCTTCGTCTGTCCGAATTCGGACGAAATGCGTTCGACGAGAAGGCCCGTAAGGTTTTCCTTGCCATGATGAAGGCCGATCCAGGTTTCGTTGAGCGACTCGCCCAGTCCGTAGCCTCGGCCGGGTGAGTAAATCCCTTCCGGTCGCCGATGTTGTAGTCCGCGAGCGGCCGCTGATCCTGAGTGCTGAGATGGTCCGTGGCGTCATCGCCGGCCGTAAATCGCAGCTGCGACGGCTCGTCGGGCCTGAGACGCCATTTCGCGTCGAGACTGGTGCGAATGCAAAGTGGCATTGGACCTCCCCGTCACTCCCGAACGGCGCATGCCGCGTGGGATGGGGGGAACTCGTAGAGTTGATGAAGACCCGCTGCCCGCTTGGCGCCGTTGGCGACCATCTATGGATCCAGGAGCAGTTCGCAGAGGTGGGCAATGGCGCCAAGCGCCAGACGCTCTACCGGGCAACCCATGTCAAGAGTCATGTCGCAGGTCGTGGTGCGCGAGACTCCAGCCCCATCAAATGGTCGCTCGCCCGTCAAATGCTCAAGCCGATGAGTCGTCTCTCGCTCGAGATTCGAGGCGTATGCGCCACTCGACTACATGGGATATCTGAGGGCGATGCGATCGCCGAAGGCATTTTCAAATCCAAGGACGGCTGGGTTTGGGATGCACAGAATCCGGAGTCACAGGGCTCGGCAACTCTAATCGAGACATTTAAAACCTCCCAAGAGGCATTCGAAGCAATGTGGCGCCGCTTTTACGGTCAGGCGGCCTGGGATACGAACCCTATCGTATGGAAGATAGATTTTGCGCCAATCGTCCGATCGGTCGGAGCGCTGTGCTCAACTGTGATCACTTCGTGAACGGCAATCTCGGCACTTTACCCGCAGTAAACCGACGTCGCCTCGGGCAGATCCTTTTTGAAGTCGCTAGCGGCTCATCCGTGCCGATGACCGCCGAAGAGAATGCCCAGATCAATAGAGAGTTTTCCGAAAGCATCGGATCGGCGGTGGACAAGGTACGCGCTCGGCAACGGCGCGACTACGCCGAAATCATGCGCGCCAACATCGTGTTCGACTAAATAGTCTCAACCACACAAGGACGCCGAATGCCCCGTTCAAACAAGGCCCAGGACGACAACCCTGCATCACTTCAGGACATCATGACTGCGCCGATTACCACACCCCAGCAGCACGCGGCTGCTCAGGCGCGACGCCGCCATGTACGGCAGTCAATCGATGAGATGCGCATCATGAAAGACCTGGGGCTAACAGGCGTCGACCTGGTCCCAAGCTGACTGGGGCGCGGCGCTCTCACCAGAAGTCAGCTCACAGCTACATTGCTGCGATCAGGATGCCACCGCTGCACGAGCGCAAATGGCATGCCTCGGGTTCAACTGGAAACGCGGTCGGCAGTGAATATACTTTTGGGACGAAACCGAGGATGAGCGACATGGACGCAATTAAGACGATACCTGACAACCTGAGCCTCATTGCCCGAGCGGTCGAGATCGCTGACGATGACATGAGGATCCTGATTGAGTGCGAATGCAGGCTCGTGAAGCGTGCGGGTCAACGGTTCTACGGAATACTCGACGACAACGATCAAGAGGTCGCCACGATCGCTGAAGCTAGCCAATCCATTCGCAGGGCGTTCGAGTATCTCAATGAGCGCGGCTTGGCAGAGCTTGTGGAAGGTGGCGAAGGCATGATTCGCTTCCTTGGACAGGCGGCTCAAGCGGAGGCGGGCTCGTTTCGGTAGGTGGCGTCGGCGATCGCGGCTACGACTTGCCGTCGACCATCCGCCACGGCGGCCACCAAGTTTCTTATCACGCCGCCGGCGAGACGGGTACCGCGTCGTGTTCCAACCCATCCAGGAGCCGCCCTGCGGCCTTGCGGCCAACGCGCTTGCCGTCGAGATGCTCGCCGTGCTGTTTAAAGTGGAATGCTACGCTGGCTTGAGCACACTCGTCCCGTAAAGACCTCGCCCAGTCGGTGTTCATTGGCCTTGCGCCAGGTCCGGACTCGCCACCGACAATGACCCAAGAAATCCCCGTTGACCAGTCAGGCAGGGCCCCTAGCGTCACGCTGCTGAGCAGAGGCTCCATTGAGAGGAAACGCAGTACTGCGGGTAACGCCATGAGCTTCGGGCCGTCGCGCAGCCACTCCTCGGGGGTGACGACACTGATGCCAATCCAAGCATTTAGGTAGCCCGTACCCCAATCAGGCGGTAGCATCGACTTGGCATTGCCAATGCGTTTGGTGAGGAGCAGCCAATCGAGGTGAGGCGTCGCCTTGATGAGTTTCCATAGGCGCTCTCTCGCCCCTTCAGGGGCCTTGTTATCGAAGACGTCGCCCATGCTGAGGCAGAAGACGCGCTCGCGAATGCCGGTCGCAGCAGCGCGGCGCTCCCACTTCAAAGGCTCGTCCCAGTGCTTGTCGCCGAACTCTCGGCGCTCAGAACCAACACCCCAGAGAACCTTGCCAGCGGCGAAGCGTTTCGCGTCGCGCTCGGCGTAACAATTTTCACACGCCAAACTTCCCGTTGATACACAGCCCCACCAGCTGTTAAATGTGTGCGAACTCCACGAGATGAGAGTGCCTTCGCTCACTTTGGACTCCTTTGATTCATAGGAATTCCACAGCTGAAATTAAACCGCGCCCAGTCGCTCATGCGAGACCTGGAGTGTGAAGAGCGCGCCCTCTTTAAGCATCGGCGGCCAGCGGAATATGTCACAGCGGCCATGGTCACCGCAATCGTTGAGTTAAACATTGGGCTGATCTAAAAACATCGTGGCGCCTCGTTGCGGTGATGTGATTCAATGAAAACAAGATAGGAGGGTGCGCACAAGTCGTCCACCCGAGTCCTGCGTTTTCTTACCCTGGAAGGCGGGCGAGTCTCGGGCTATCTTGCTCCCTATATCTACGCTGCACTGGCTCCGCATGAAACTCTGGTTCACACGTCCAAGCTTCTTCTCCTTGACCTGCGGCGGTATGACCAGGATGCATGTATGGCTTTGCAAACCGTACTTCGATCCGGCTCCACGCGGCGCTCAGGACTCTCCGATGTTCGCCGACTTGGCCTTCGGTTGGCGCTGCCCTGAGGATGAGAGCGGGGATCCGGAATCAATCGAGTATTGTTGTCACGTGCCAGACGCGTTGCTCGACAATGAGCCGCTGATGAGAATTCTCTGGGGGCACGTCTGCCAATCCGTTCATCCCGACACACCGAAAGATCGGACCTGGGACGACTTCTGGGCGAAGAATTGCACCTTTAAAGCGGACAGGCTGGTGTCGGATAGCTGGTGCCTGGAACTAGATGTGAGCCCGGCAGTATGGTGGAGCGTTGCGACTGCCATATCTGACCGCGAGGTATCGAGCGCCGCCGACCAGCAATGGCGCCGCCGGCGGTGGGGGCCGGACTTTAACGCATCGCCAGACGACTTTTAGGCTGGGGCGCCGGCTTAGGCTCTTCTGGCGTAAGTTCGACCCAGTACACCGAATCCGGATCGCCGAAGATGGCTGCGGCAACAATACTCACTGATCCACCGATCAGGATTGCGCCTTCATTCCCAGCGGCGGTTGTGAACACCCGCACGCGATTGGTATCGATATTTCCCGGAACTTCGAAGTTCTCTCGATCTTCCTTGTCGAGCACGTGCCAGATGCTTTGCAGGTCCTCGAAGGTCGGGGCTCTGGATTCGACGATGGTCAGCGGATAGGGAAGGGTGCCGACGTTCGGCGGGGACGGCTCCTTGGTGTCAAGCGTCTGGCGGACCGAGTTACCATCAATTTGAATCTCGAAGGATCCGTGGAATCCGGGACCATCTGACATGTATTTCTGGAAGCGCATCGCAGTCGTCATGTTAGGTTCTCCTAGGATTTGGTGCAGCGTAGCACGAGACCATTGAAATCTGCCAGTCCTTGAATACTTGGTGCTAGAGTATCTGGTAGTTGAAACACCATTTCAATTAGTGAGCCAAAATTGAAGAATCTAGGCGACTATCGCCCCGAAAAACTGTCTCGTTCAGCCTACTGGGCCGGTGTCGTCCTGATCTGGACATCTCTCATTGCGTTCTTGCTACTTGTGCCGAGACAAAGCCACGCTGCGTATGCAGATATCCAGCTGCAGGGTACGGTGCCTGCGGTGCAAAAATACCCCTTCCGATCTTCGATTCGAATCGAGGTGTCTGGGCGGCTCGGGATCGACCCCACGCTGAACAATGCGCTCGTGTTAACCGGTCTCGATGGCAATGGGATTTCGCTTGGTCAGTATTCCAGCGTCGACCCAGGCGCTCGTGCACAGATCGATAGCATCATCAAAAGTCAGGAAGTGGTGAATGTGAGTGGGTTGGTGCATGTGTATTGCACGCTCTATGAAATGGCCCACGATCAACACGGTTGCCGCGAGTTCGACACCAGCAGATCGATCGACATTCATTACTTCGCCATGCCACCCGTGGCTGCGGCAGTTGCTCCAGTTGCTGCAGGAATGCCCGAGACCACTGTCAAGGACGGTTCAGCGACCATCTCCCAGCCTGCCGCGTATACCCCTGCGATGCCGGTTTTCGCCCCGACCGATAGCGTTCAGGTAAGAGTGGATGCTTGCAATCAAGCCTCGTTTGGGATGACATTCGATCGACACCGGCAGGACTTCATCGCGCAGTGCGTATTCGGGCATTGAGGGCGATAGTATTTTTTCAATAGCGTCAGACGGCGCCGATCCCTCTTTGTCCGTCACAAACCCAGTAGACAGGGTCAGAACAGGCTTTTCCCAAGAGGCTTTCTGGAGGTGACTTAGCCAGTTTCATTTTGGTGAGCTAAACGTCAACAAGGTGAAGCCTCAGGGGGCGCTTCGTGAGCATAGAGATTTCTTGTTCTCTTCCTTGATCTCTTGCGGAACCTTTCGAAGCAGATAGCTCTCGTGGACCATGAATAGGTTACCGTCAGTTAGCGTTACATCATAGATGTTTAGCGCTTCGGGAACGCGTGCCCTGATGACGTTTTCGTTAATGAGAGTCCACCCGGACTTCTGAAGGTCTGCGGCCTCACCTGCGTCCGTTGGCGCCAAGGTCATTTCCACTGAAGAAGGAATGATCTCGAGTTGGCTTGCGGACCACGTGTAGTCGGACACAATGCGCGCGTTGGCGCGACCGAGAGGCTTGGGCGCGTCGGGATCGCCAGGGTGTGTTGTTACGACCTGTCCATTGGGTAAAAAAGACAAGTGGCGCTTGTTCGCCCCCTTTTCGTTCGCGCAGTCCCAGTCACCGAGGATATCGGATTGACTGAACGCGGCCGCTGCGGGTTTGGGTGGCGGCGGTGTATGCCATACCAATGCGGCGCGAACGCTATTCGACTCGGCATCTTTGAGGGCTTGATTCTGCGTGACCGGTTGAGGTGGAGTAGCGCCCGTCGGCGTCGGGAAGTCATCCTGTCTTGCACATAATTCGTTTGGCGTTCCTGTGCCTTCCAAGTTCCCATAAAGGCTCGCACCTTCACGTTTCAACAAAGGCAGACCTACTCGCTGCCCAACTGGGCCTCCGGCTACACGCACATACCCGTCCGGATCGGACGTATAGGTCGTCTCCACTCCCGCATAGGTCACTAGACCATTCGGCTTAAAGTCGAACGTTCCGCCGTGCGGGCAGACATAAGTCCCGAGTGGAAAAGGAGGTCCGCTGACGCCGGCCATTTCTTTCGCCTTGTCGCATGCCGAAAGGCAAGTGGCTCCGATCGTAAAAGCTATGACTAAGAAAGGCCGCGACCAGGTGGGATCTTTCGGGAAGGTACTGTGGAATTCCATGATCTGTTACCTCGCCGATATGGACGTTAGCCGGACTGGCTAACTCCAAGAGCAGTATTTTCCCGACACTGCGTAATGATGTTCAACGCAGCTTTGTCCGCGGACTTCGCCCACTATTCAATGCGCCTGAGTCCGAGAATACCCGAACCATGCCGCGATTCTGTCTGACAAACGGGGGCGCAAGCGCGCGACCGAACTTGGCCTTTTGAAGGTATGCAAATTATTTGCCGCACGAATGGCTCCAGCGCGCATCAATGCTGCTTTAGCGCCTTCTGAGGCGGCGAGCTCAAAGCCGTAGCCGCGACCCTGTGCGAGCAACCCGATGTTTTTTTCCAAGCAGTCGCCTAGCTCTTTGACGGCAACGAGGTATTCATTCGTTTCGGTAATGGGCGTGTCGAGTGGATCGTTGGATGACATTAGATGCCTTTGATATAGTGTGATTAAGATATATGATACGCAAAAGCTAATTCCTAAGGAATTTTTAATGGAGGTTCGCTCAGGTGGTGGATACCCGTCGTCGGTCCTAACGAATTTCGCAGGACATCCGTTTGTATTGGACGAGGTCCATATCGCATCGATGGAAGGCCTGTTGCAGGCGCTGAAGTTCGATAAGGAACACATTCAGGTCGAGGTCTGCAAGCTGGGCGGGATGGCGGCCAAGCGCCGTGGCGCCGCACGAAACTCTGCATGGAAGCGCGTTCAACTGCTCTGGTGGAAAGGTGTTGCGATGCGTCGCGATAGCGCTGAGTATCAGACCTTCCTGGATCGGGCCTATGACGCGATGTACAGCCAGTCTCCCTCCTTTCGGGATGCACTATTCGCGGCCGGTCCGTCTGCCGTGTTCACCCATTCGATCGGTAAGAGTAGGGTGTCGGACACGGTGCTGACGTAAACCGAGTTCTGCTCGCGCCTGACGAAGCTGCGCAACCGCGTGGTTCGCGAACGCCAGAAAGAGGCGGCATAAGAATGAAGTCTGGAATGCTCATCGGAAGAATCGGCATCGCTGTGCTGGTGCAGTGGGGCTTGTGTGCCTGGACGGCAGCGGACGCCCAGACTGTTCAGCAGCCAGCAGGACTAGCGCCGCCGCCCGCGGCGGCAGTCATGAAGCGGCCCGTGGCGAACCCGGACGTTCAGCTGCAGGGCATGACCCCGGTGATTCGCCGGTCCCCCGCCTATACCCAGTTTCCGCTCGTGCTCACCGGTCGCCTTGCGCGCCTGCCGGCTGAGCAGGACGCCGTCGTCTTGAATAGCCTCGAGAGTGGACAGGTACCTCTGGGTCTATACGGGAGCTTGCGGCCGGAGCAGAAGTCCGGCATCGACAAGTTGGTCAACGATCAGGCGCTGGTGACGGTGACAGGGACCATGCAGGTATTCTGTCCGACTGATACCGCTTCTATGACTGGCTTGAGTCGCGGGTGTGGATCGTTTGACGACTCTGCGTCGTTGCTGGTGCATCCAACAGAGCTTTCCGACGCTCACTAGTCATTCTCAGCCGCATTTTGGATGGCCCGACCCATTGTGAGGAGCACTCGCGGGCGCGGATTAGGAAAGCACGGTAAACCCACTTCACACGCCAGCTGTCGAGGATTCGGAACAGGCGTGAGGAAAGGTTGGGCTTCTGGAAGCGCCGCTCTTCGATGTCGGCGAGAGCAGAATCGAAAGCGGCCATCCTTCCGTACAGAATCGCCAATGTCAGGGATGGATTGTGCCGCGCAAAGGTCGGTCTAATGGTGAACTCTGCAGCTGGCGCGGTGCCGGCCTCGATTGCGCAAAGAAGATCTTGCACTATGACGGCCGCAGTCGATTCATCAAACGCATCCTCGTCGAATCTGATGCGCGCCAGACCCGCGGTGCAAGCATTTCGCGAGCCGCGCTCGCCGGAACTCCAGATGATTCTCGGCTCCCCGGCTGGAGCGACCCGCAAGAACCCGGTTTCCTTGTATTGCAGCGCTCGCCCTGGTGCCTCGGACACGTAGGCCTTCAGGCCTCGAGTCACCAAAGCCGCCGTGACCTCGATCTTCCCGGATTGATTGGCGAGTTCGACCCCTCTCATGTGCTCTTCCGCTGCCGCGATCGCGCATTGCGCGCTGACAAAGCTACCTAGCAGTCGAGACGGACGACCGCGGCGGTGCCACTGCAATTCAATTTTGACCTGGCGAACGTGTATTAGGACTTCCGGCCGCGCATCGTGTGACCCACCCCGAGATACCGAGATGGCAACGACACTTTCGTTATCGCCGAGGCAGCGCATGCGTTTAGGCGGCCACCTGATGACTGTTGTCAGGAATTCGGAATTCAGTGCGGAAATCTAGCCATGCCAATTCGAGCTTTTTGCCCGGGTTCGAACGCATGTTTACTGCCCGGGTCTCGATGCCATCGGCTCTACGCTTGCCGACCATGAGCGCAACATTGACCCCTGAAATCTGCTGTAGGGCAGTATCTTCGTCGAAGGTAGTTTCGAAGTAGGTCAGGATCTGCTCTTCCGTGCGGCGAATATTGTCCGATTCGCGGGCATCGGATGCCCACGTCTCGAGCTTTCGTTCGGCAATCCGCTCGACTGCAGGCTGCTCCTCGAGCGGCAACTCCTCGTACTCCACCCGGGCTCCGAGCAAACCGTTTTCGTCGAGCAGCACGCGCACCGTCCGCTCGGAAATCGTGGTTTCGACCCGAATAACCAGGGGTGTATCCAAGAACTTGGGGTTGGTGCGCGCGTAGGACTTGGCTGATTCGACCGCCGGCAAGATGAGATTGAAGGTCGCCAGCAGCTTCGGATCTTTGTGGATGCGCATCATGTAAGCCGATGATCGGATGGTGCGGAGCCGCAAACGGAGTTCCGTCCCGGATCCGCCACCAAAGTGCGTCGTGACCGGCTTGATGGCGAAAACATGTTCGTCTTCGGCCAGATTCTTGGCGGCGCTGGGTTGGTGGCCGGGCATGGATTTCCTCGAAAAGCGTTCAAATCTGATTGATGCCTAGGATATCTTATACGCCATTACGGCTGCAACCAGGCACTCAGCAAAAAAGGTTACCGAAGTGACCTGACGCGAGAGCGCTCTTGGCCTATGTTGCCCTGATGATTTCTGAGGAAAACGCATGGGTCCGGATCGAATTGGCGAGCTTCAAGGTCACTACCAAGAGGCAAGGGATCTGGGTGAGGGGCTCGCAGTTCAGTTGAGCGTCTTGTCGAAGAAGCAGAAGAAAGTCTTCGGGAAGTCCGGTCTGTTCCAGGGCGAGTTGGCCGGTGACTTCCACCACAAGCTACTCGATTCGGTGGCGATGGATGTCGTTCGGCAGACGCTTGAAGAGCTGCTATACGAGCACCCCGTCGGGGATTACTTCAACCGTTCAGACTTTCTGTCAAGCTTGACAGAGGAGTATGACTCCAGGACGTGTCGCCTAAATTCAGGCTATGCCACATCGCTGGAGGCGTACGTCCTCGACAAAGTTGGGGTTGCCGGTATGGCTAGACGCTTTGAAGAACTCTATACGGGCGCCAACGGCCGCGAGTTTGAGCGGAGTGCGGTGGCTGAAGCCCTCTTCCGGCGATTTGACCTCAATCGATGCAAGCCTACATGGAAGGGCGAGGCGCTGTCGATCTCCATGCACGCCAGCATGAACACGACACCCGTATTCCCGGCTGACAGCAAGGTCGAACTCAACAAATCTGGCATCAACGGGATGTATCAGACTCTTGAAGCGTTCAGGGTTTTTCTCGAGTACTGCGGCGCGTCGGACTTGACACCACTGGATGAGCAACAAAGGGCGTGGGCGTCCCAGAGTCCCGCCAAGCGCTTCTCGTTGCGCGAAAAGTTCGAGCTGGCGCCGGGGTTGACTTACCAAGCCTTCAAGGACCGTTTCGCCTTCACATTCACGGGTGCGTGCGCTCAAGAGTTTATGGGGTTTCTCAGCGCGTACGGGCCCGGTGCTAACCGCCGGGCAGTTTAGGCTGGAATAGCTGTTACCCATCTTTCGCAGATGTTTTTGTGGGTGGATGAACGTGTGTTGATCGCCTATGTTTTCCCCACGAAGCACCCAGGTGCGGATGGACCAAGAAAAACGTAGACGAGGATTTGAACGTGACACCAGAACGAATCACCGCACTTCAAGCATGGTTTGACCAGGCATGTGCGTTTTGTGAAGAGACCCAAAAGGGATTGAAGTCTCTCAGCGAGGCCATCTCAACAGCCTTCGGACCCAAGCACGACCTCTATGATCGCAATCTGAGTAATGATCTGCCCAAGGAACTACGCGAGTCGGCTGCAGAGGACGTCGTTAAATTCGTCATTCGCCAAGCCGAGCGCGAATACTCGTCGGCGAATTCGCTGACGATTGATGAGAACGAGGTTCTTAGGGCGCTGGCAGGCGGCTATGACCCGTTCGGGCGCGATCATGACTACGGCAATTCCCAATACCGTCCGCCGATGCCTTTGCATGTGGTCCAGACCGTGGGTGTGGCTGGCGTTGCCGAATATTTAGAGAAGAACTATGGCGGAAAAAATGGGATCGAAGCGGAGCGCCAGCAGGCCGCAGACGATCTTTATTCCGCGTTCTCCATGGCCTATCACAAGCCGACGTGGAGCAAGGGTCGCCTTCTCATCAACTTACACGCGTATACCGAGGTTAAAGAGTACGGCGAGAACAAGGGCGAGCGGGTACTCCAGTACGGCAGCCGTGAGGGTATCACTAAGGCTCTCAGCGCCATGGGCGTCTTCCTCGAATGCTATGGCGAGGAGAACACCGACAGCGGCGCCCACCTCATTCGCCCGATTATTTCCTACTGGGCTCAGTACGACCCTGTCGTGAAATCACGCCAGAAATGGGAGGTGCTGGAGGGTCTTTACTTCACGACGTTCAGTGACAAATTCGTGTGGAGCTTCGATGAGGCAATCGCACGCGAGTTCATGGCATTCGTGAGCACCTATTGCAGCCGGATGAAGGCGGCGGCGTGAGCGAGCTCTTCGACATTGCCGCGCCATCATCGATCGGTGATTGGTATGCGCCGGTCCGCGACCGTCACGGCCGCGGCACCACGGCGGCGCGCCCGGGTGGTCTTGCCGGGCTGCATCATGCGCGGCTCGATCACGATAGCCAGTTTTTCACACCCGAACCGGTCGCCCGTTTTATGTGGGATCTGGTCGCGCCTTCGCTTGACGCGCTGTTTGAAAAGCACGGCCGTCGCATTGCTTTATTCGACAATTCGGTGGGCAGCGGGCGTCTTTTCCAGTTCGCAGAACCTGCGAAGCACGTCCTGTACGGTGCCGACATCGATGCCAGCTCGATCGAAGCGTTTGGCGCAGCGGCAAAGGCTGCTGGGTTTAAATCCGAACTGATCGTTGCGGGTCTTGAAGAATTGGACGCGCGACACATGATGGTCGGTCTTATCAACCCGCCGTTTTCGATTCACCTGGAGTCGCCGCTTCTCAAGCCGCTCATTTGCAATACCTACGGTCGCTTCGGCCCTGGCAGTAGCGCGAAGAGTCATGATTACGCGCTGCACCAGGCGTTGGATGCCTGCGCCGTCGTCGTGGCAGTCTTGCCGGATAGCGCCATCCAGACATTGCTCGACAAGCCAGAGCTCGCATCTGGTCGACTGCACACCATCTATCGACTGCCGGCCGGGTCATTCCGTGCTGAAGGAACCGACGTTTCCGTGTCAATCGCGCTGTTCGATGAGGCGTATACCCATCGAGCCCCTGCGCAAATCGCCGTTGGGTCGGATCTGAAGGTTTCCGCACCCACCCTTGTGATGCACCCCCGTCGCGATGCGCAGCTGCGCTCCCTGGCCCTTGACGACAGCGAGCCCGCCGTTCTGCTGCCTGTCACCGGCGACAAGCGGGTGCGGATCACGCACTGCGGTCGCAAGCTCAACCTCCACTTTAACTGCGGGCTGACCCAGGCCAAGGTCTTGAATGCCGTCTACGGCAGCCGCCTGTCGTATGAAGAAATCCGGACCAACAAAATTCCGCCTCATGTGGTCTACATCGGGCAGGGCGCCCTTGACCTCGAGATGCACCTGGCCACTAAGGATCCTTGGGAGTCGCTGAACGACCTTTTTCAGACAATACGAGCAGCTGGTGGCGGCGCCGACCCTTGCCAGGGTTTACTACGTCACTTCGAGAAGCGCCTGCGTCGCTCCCGCCGGCAGTCAACGCCATTTGCCCATGACGTGTGGGTGGCCGATGCAGCCGCGGCTGGGGAACAGACGATTCGTGCCGTCGTCAGCAAGCGCCATGTCGCAGACACCAGCGTATGGGGCTCACCGCTATTGTCGACTGGACAGTCAATTGAACTGCGCCGTGATGGCGCCGACTATGTCTGCTTGATTGGCGGCAAGGAATGCAGATACGACGAACGGCGGCTCCGGTCGCACTTTGAAGTCGAGCAGGTCAATCAAGCTGGGTGGGAGACTGTCTACCCAGGGCTGCATGTGGCTTACCCGGCCATTTCACAGAGCCTGCGTGCTCGCGCGAAACAGTTGGGCATCGAAGCATGGCTCTCTTGGGAATATCAACTCGAAGACCTGATTGAACTCAGTATGAAGCCGCATGGCGCGCTGTGTGCGTGGGAACAGGGGCTCGGCAAAGCTCGCCTGGCGAGCGCGTTAATCCTCTTGTCCGGCGTCACGCATGGACTGCTGGTGGTCGAGCCATACCTGGTCGATGAAATGATCCGCGAGTTGGAAGGCCTGCCGATTCCACGTTCCGATTGGAAGGTGATCGAGCGCCCCGAAGCGCTTGACCGGCTGGCCAAAATTAACGTGATTACATACAACAGACTTCGCTTGCCGCTGACCGCGCCATCAGCTCCGCTCTGCGATCTTGACGATAACGAGATGGCCCGCACCGAGGATGACACCTCCGCATCGAAACTCGCCCTGGCGCCGCCCGCTGGCTTTCGCCTGAGCGCTACCTATGCGCACGCGCTGCGCCGCCGTTGCGGCCTGGTGGTCGCCGACGAGGCTGACTCATTAGCCAACCGGAATTCGCAACGCACCCAGGCTTTGTGGCACCTGGCCGCGCGCAAGCGCTACGGCCTCTCCGGTACCGCGATCGCCAACTACCCGAGGGACCTGTTGGGCGTCTTGTCCTGGTGCGGCACCGATGGGACCGCTGCCCAGCCGTATAGCCTGCGCCGTCCGTTTGTTGAAGCGGCATGCGTCAAGTCGATGCTGACCGCGACGCGTGGCCAGGAAAAGTTCCTGGAGCGCTTTGTTTCTCTTGAGTGGGTCACCAACGCATTTCTCGATACCGCCCGTGAAGGCGCCAAGCGCGAAGTGCCTCGAATTGCAGATGTATCAGGGTACCGAAAATGGATTGCCCCGCTGGTGAAGCGCCGTCTGGCAAAAGAACCTGCGGTGGCGAAGTACATCACCATCCCCGATCCGACGGAAATCGTGACGACCGTTCAGTGGAATCAGGATCACCTGGCTTACTACCTCACGGTTGCGGACGAATTCGCACAGTGGTATCGCAAGGTCCACGAAGACATGAAAGGCGTTAACCTGGTGACGCTACTGGCGCGCATTCAGGCGGTACAGTTCGCGTGCAATCTGCCGCAACGTCCGCGTGACGGCTTTGGCAGCCTCACGGGCCTGACATCGAAGCAACAATATGTCCTCGACCGCACGCGTCAATTGGTGGACGAAAAACACAAGATCGTTGTGTATTCCGAATTCCCAGGCACGCTGGATATTTACCATCGTCACCTGACGAAAGCAGGCATCGATTCGGTTGTGGTCCACGGTGGGCGACCGATCAAGGCGCGTACCGCTGAAATGAACGCGCGCTATCGCTTCGGCGACACGCCGGTGCTGCTGGCGTCCTATGGGTGCTTCCAGGCCGGAACCAACCTGCATTGCGCCGATCGCGTGATAAACACCGATCTTCCGTGGAGTGCCAAGCGCCAGCGTCAAAGCGATCGCCGCCTATGCCGCCCGCAGCAGGTCCGTGATGTCGTGGTTGAGCGAGTGCTGCTCGCCGGCAGTATCGATGACTACCAGCGCGAGATGGTGCTGTTTAAAGGCAATGCTGCCGATGCGGGGCTGGATTGGGCTGCCCCGATCTCAGACGATGTCCATTTTTTGCATATCGATACGCTGCTCGGTCGTTTTGTCGAGGATCTAGCCAAGGTGCATGGAATGGAGATGAGTGAGTTCCGCGAGCAGGTGAAGGCTAGACGGGAAGTGGTGACGGCATGAGCAAATATCGCGGGACAGAAAACGTCGACGTCTCGGTCGGTGATGGCGTGGTGGTGATTCGCCGCGGCGGTCGCTCTGCATCGGTGTTGGCAAACATCCTATGCATTGAGCGCGAACCCGAATCTGGACGCGCCCGGATCTGGCTCGACCGCCGTGTGCATCGGTCCGACGAATACGAATTCAACGGCTGGAAGGTCGATGGTGCTTTCGTTACGGTGTTAAGCGGGACGCTTCCGACGGGTTGAGTTCGACGGGTGGAAGCGCAGGCGGTCATCGCCTATGTTTTTCTCAGACCCATGACGAAAGAACTTGATGGCAACTGGCGTATATCACGAGACCGAGATTCAACCGATTAAGCGGGCTGCAAAAGCCCTCTTGGATGGCAAGGTAAAGTCTTACGGTCGCACGGTCGCCGTGTCGACCACGATGCTCAAGCGCCTACTCGATGCGGTCGAGGCGGCGGCGCCCCGAACCGTCAACGTCGGCCTGCACGTTCACCGTGAAGGCCAGACGATTCACGTCATTACGACCCCAAAGGGCGAAGTCCTCTCGGAGAAGCAGTTCGCGCAGCATCTTGGGGACTCGCTGGACGCCTCTGACGACGAAGAGTTCGTTCAGGTCGAACGCAACGACCCCGTGAAACTTGCCACCGTTACCTCACCGGAGTAGAGCATGCCTCGCAAAAAGATTTCAGCCGAAGAAGCCGCGGAACTCGCCGCGGTCGCAAAAAAGATGGAAATGGACCAGTTCAAGGTCGCATTCGAGGTCTTGGCGTCCGTCGCGCTCAAGGCTGGCTTCGTGGTGACCATTAGTCAGGTGCCGACCCGACCGCTGGCGATGGGCAGGTTTGACACCGTCGTAGAGTTGCGCGAAGCTCGGAAGCTAGCGCCATTGGCGTCGGAGTCTGATGAAGAGTCGGAATCCGTCGGCCCTCAATAAGCCACCAAGGAACAACGTGTCCACCCTAACCACCATCCTCGAACGAATCTTATTGTTCGCGCTCCTGGTTGCCTTGGCATTCATCATCTTGCGATTTTTCAAGGCGAGGGCGCGGCGCGCCGATAGACGAGACGAGGAAAAATCTTTGATCTATGTCCCGGTCGATGAGCTCGATGCGCGCGTAGCCGCGGCGCAAGCGCATGGCCAAAAGGGAGCCCGCAAGCCGGTCGAGCAAAGTTGAATCGCGCCCCAAATAGCGCTGAGGACACCGGTGACCATGTGCCACCATGTCAGTGCTTGTTGCGTCAGGTGATCCGAAAGCAGATCTCGGGAATCATCGCTGGCGATCGGGTAGAGCAGGACGACATCGCTGAGGCACTCGCGTGGATCGATTCCGGCGTAGAACTTTGCAGAATCGAAAAGCCGGCGACGCCGCCGATGCACTTGGTGTCCTATTGCGTGGTGCTGAACCAAGACCGTGTTCTCCTGGTCGATCACAAGAAGGCCGGACTTTGGCTGCCGACCGGTGGCCATGTCGACCAGGGCGAGTATCCACGACACGCTGCGGAGCGTGAGTTGCTTGAAGAACTCGGGGTCGTCTCCGAGGTGCCCTTCGGTGCGCCGTTCATGATTACTTGTCAAACGACCGTGGGCCTGACCGCAGGTCACAGGGATGTCAGCCTCTGGTACCTCGCGCGCGTGGCTGAGTCAACACCACTGCGTTGGGATAGGGACGAATTCAACGATATTCGCTGGTTTTCGATGGATCAGGTGCCCCTTGAACGCGCTGATCCCTGTTTTGAACGATTCGCGCGAAAGTTGGCGGAGCATTATCCGTTAGCGCGAACGCTCCAGCGGGTTTGAATATCCCTAAGTAGCAAACCTCGTGACTTTTCGGCCACCAACAGTGGGTGGAAAGAACCTCTCTCGCTCGCTATGCTTTTTGTGAGGCCGCGAATTGAAGCGGCTCCGAACAAGGAGCAACAGATGTCGAGCACCAAACCCGCGAAGAAGGTCGTAAACAAGGCACTGCCTAGCCCACCGCCCCCGATCTCAATCGGCAATGCCGCGGGGCTGATGGAGGACCTGATCGCATCTCCAGCCATTTCGGCTGACCTTCGCAGGGTCGGCCGGGTGGTTACCGAGGTGATCGACGCCGCCGAATTCGCCGCCCATCTTCACGGCAATCTCCCTTTCTCTTTGCTGCCGCCCCACTACAAAGCGCTCATTCACTACTTCGCATGCGCGGAGGCGCTTGCCGGGACACCATCTGGAAACTCGCGCAAGTTGGCCCGGGCGCGAGTTGAGGCCGCGCGGAGTAGCGTCTATCGCGCTTTGAATAGGGAGGTACCCGTATGAGCGCGCTGCCGATCGCCCCTCATCTCGAAGTCGATCTGATGGTGACTCTCTCGACCGCACACGTATGCAAGATCACTGCGTTTTTGATGAGTCACCGTCCTGAGAAGGTTCGCGTCCCGCACAGCCGTTGGAGTGACTACGGATGGATTGTCTTTGTTCCCGAGAACATCGACGAATACGAGCACACCTGCCCTTATGATCTCTTTGACCTCCTCAAGTGGGCCAAGAGCCGCGGCTACGGCTTCATCAAGCTCGACCGCGACGGCCCCCTGGTCGAGGGACTCACTTACTTTGACTGGTAGTCCTGTGAACCAATTTGAATCGGCATTGCGCGAACTGGTTGGTGCCACCGATGCTACCACGCGCGGCGGGGACCTCGACTTGCTTCCCGTGTCACTGGCCGCCCGGCTTCGCTACGGCATGGCGCTCACCACAGCTCGCAACGTGCTCGCCGGCCGGCCCGTCTCCCTTGTGAACGCCAAGGTTCTTAAAACAGATCCGGAGGTGTTCGAGGCGGTCTTCACGGGCAAGAAAACCCACGAAATCCGCTTCAATGACCGGGATTTCCATGAGGGTGACATCTTGCTGCTGAAGGAAACCGTGTGCACCGGTCAGCAGATGCGCAACGGTGCTCCGCTTGAATTCACCGGCCGGGAATTGAGTTTCGAGGTTACTCATGTGCTCGCCGGCTATGGCCTGATGCCTGGATGGGTCATCCTTTCGCTTGGGCCAGTGATGCCGATCGCAGACACGGCCAAGGTACGCACTGCGCCCCAGGCCGGCGCCTGA